GTGCAGGATTTCCTTGGTCTGTCTAGCAGAGAAACCAAGATCCGGCGCACGCTCACGCCAGAAACCGCTCTTATCATCGCGCCGCACTTGATGACTAGCCCCAATGCTAAGGGTGTAATCTTCATGCACGTATCGCTTCGAGTAGCCGGGGTAGAATTGATCCTCCGCTGCCTCTACTTGCTCAGGCGTGCGGACAAACAATCCCACTCCAGCAATACTAGTATCTTCCTCCATTGCCGAGGAAGATCCCTGGACGTTGAAGATTTGCGAATACTGCTCCGGGAATTCATTAAACCCACGGAAAATCAATTCCCTAATACCAGGGAACAGCTCGCGTTGAAATTGACCTCGCGTCATTGCCATTTGCTATTCCCTCCTACGCTTCTTTACTTTGCAGAGATGTGGTAAGCCGAACGGCGATCTTTCGGTAGCTACCAGACACGTTGCCCGTTCGATCAATTACTTGGTCGCAGACGAATTGCTTATTAGAACCTTGATCCGCCTGGACATACTGGCGGCTCTGGCGCAGCGTGGTGCTACCTGCTGCGTCTACCAATTCAAAGAAGTCACCAATTACCGTATCAGCAGCAGTCAGAGCCTCTACCTCAAACAGTGCTTGCTCGTCCTCGATACCGATAATCCACCCACCATCGCCATCCTTAATATAGTCCTGGGCCACAAGACCACTACTAACACTAGGCAGCGGATTGAAGGTAATACCTTCCACGATACCCAGGATAGTATCACTATTAAGAACAGCCCGCTCCACGCTCTCACCATCAGCATTGAGCTTATAAGCATCACCAACCATCAAATTAGTGCCCGGATCAACGTGTACTTTTCGTTGCACACGCTTAGGATTCCGAGTTCCCGCCGACATAAACAGGCGGAACCCCATAGGGGTGCTAGTATTTGCCATCTATAATTCTCCTATCTTGGCTCATCCCCAATTTCTGTTTTACGTTCCAACTTGAATTCAGCTTCGTTCTTAATCTTGTCAAAGGTGTCGTTGATAGACCGCAGTTGTGCTTGATTAGTCCGCGGCTTGCGGGATAGCATCTCCGCCGTGGGCTCGGTTTGCTCGACTACTTCCTTAGCAATCCGGGCCTTTCTAGCGTACCGTCTATCTGCCAGTACTTTCGGAATCTTCATCAGCACACTGTCGGCATATTGGACATAATTACTAGTAGGCTTCCCATACTCAATATCCAGGGTCTTGCTAATACCAACTTCCTCACGAAGTACCGGCACAAACCCTTCCAGCCGCTTCTGCTCTACCTTACCGAGCGGCTCTATTTGGTAATGAAATCGCTCATCAAATTTCATTACACTAAAAGGGTTGCTAGCAATGTCCCCGATATCATCCACGTTGTCCGCAGGAATAGCCCATTCGTTGCCGTATTCATCACGAATTATTCCAGCAACTTCTATTTCCTTGGCCTCCAAGGCATCATCCTCGGTAGGCTCTGTAGTAGGCTGTGGTTTATCGGTGATAAGATCCATTGTTATTCTCCAAACCGCTTATCGCCCTTCCGGGCCGCGTCGTAGTTCTTCCTGTAGTCCTCTAATGTAATACCGAGCTTCTGGCAAGTCCGGCCAATACTGGCCTTCTCCTCCTCACTAAAGCCACTAAGGGGGTCCTTACCACTAGTCCTATCAGCTCTCTTAGCCTCCAACGCAATAGGCGGCTTTGGCTTCTTCTCTGTTGGTTTAGTATTAGTCACAGGTATTTTTCCTTCTCGGACCATAGAGCCATAAGCGGTGTGCGCGGCTAATGTCCTCAGCCCCGGTGCTTCTCCATATTGCTGTCTAAGGGCGTTGTAGATATTGGTTGCCATAGTAAGAAACTCGGGCTGTTGTTGGATGTCGGGATAGAAGCGCAGCAGTGTTTCTACATCCTTCCCAGCCGCAGCCTGTAGTTGAGCAGTAGTAGCCTCCCTATTCTGTAGTTGCTTAGTAATCTTCTTCAGCAGCCTCTCATCCCTTGCCTTGATGGCATTAACAGGATCGGTTCTAAGCTGCTCAAGAAAAGTATCATCATCTGGCTCTACTTCATCCTCATCTGCTGGCTTCGGGGTTACTGGCTCTGCTTTAGCTGCTACTAAGCCTCGTAGATAAGCCAACTCTGTTTTTAGGTCCTGTAGCTCGGTGCTAATAGCAGGCTCAGGCTTTACCTCAGCAGGCTCCTCGGCACTAGCTTCTTCCTCAGTAGGCTCGGCTAGTTCCTCTTCCTCAACATCCTCATCACCAGTAGAGTCTGGAATCAACTCCTCAGTCGGCTTTGTTTCTTCCTTCAAGAGATCATCAGGCATTGCTAGCTCCTATCATCAAACCAGTCTAGAATAATCAAGATAATTGCCATTACTACCAAGACAGCGAACGCAATAGTCAGCACTTCTTCTTTTTCTTCTTCTTCATGCTGACCTCCTATTAGTTGGATTTCTTCTTCTTTTTCTTCCGCCGACTTTTCCGCGCTACGCTAAGGGCAATAGCCACTGCCTGCTTTTGCGGTCTGCCGGCCTTGACTTCTCGGCGTATATTGCTAGAAATCACCTTGCGGCTAGAGCCTTTCTTTAGCGGCACGGTCTGTCCCTCCCTCTTTCGCAGATAGCAGTCCAAGTACCAAGCGGCTTTGTAAATGTCCTCTCTGTAATCACCCTTGCGCCCCGCTCGGCTGATATACTTAACTGCACTAGCAAGGCAATAATCAACACCAAACCAATCAACAATAACATCAATAGGCTCAATAGCACGCCCAATAACGTAGTGCTGTGGATGGTTAATCGGGTCATCGTGTGTAGGAGTGCTTACCCGGCTCATTAAATTTATCCAGTATCTCAATCAGCTTCCAATATCTATCAAGATACTTCTCATCCTGTGGAGGCCCTTGCCAATCTATCTGCTGCGTAGTTGACGGAGAGCCATATTTCTTAGCCAACCCCTCTATAATACCCAATAATGGTACTTGCCTAGCTTGAAGAAGTCCTTGCCAATAAGGCCCCTGATACACTCCCTTAGCAACTCCCTCCGAGAATACATAGCGAGGATCTCGTAGTGGCCTTGTTCTGAATAAATCAGTCTCCCTTTCTAGCAATCCCGGTGCTACAGCATGGCCCATCTCATGTGCCATAGTATCCTCTTGTAGCATGTTAGGATCTTGCCCGAAGAACTTAGCTGCTTCAACTAGATTAGACATATGATTGGCTACGAAATTATGCTGACTGTAGGGTACTGTTATTAGCGAGTCTAGCGGAATACCAATAGCATCTAATAGCTCTATCCACGCCGGATTACGGCTACGGGTTCGTGTAGCCCCGAATATATTAGTCATACCAATATCAGACTCAGCCGCTTTGCCAGCCGATACGCCAATCTTATTTGGCACGCTATGCGCGTAATGCGTCGCGTCGGGATAGCTAGCTCTCATCCGATTTAGGAGTGCCGCAGCTTCGGGGTCTATTGGAATCAACTCGGCTTGCGCCTTGCTAGCAAAGGGCCACATAGCTAGTTCTTTCTAGAATCCATACCAAAACGGCCAAAGACAGCCAATTACGAAGCTCACAACAAACGTAAATAGCCACGTCAGGCTATGCGGTGGTTCACTGTCTGAAGATACTAAGCCAGAAGTCATAGGTCATCCAGATACCTAACGCAAAGCCTAGCAGAGCGGCTAGGACTGTAATAAGCGGGCTAAGCACAATATCGAAAATTGCACTAATTACACGCATTGAGTAGTCAATGCTCGACTGGTTGATTTGGTCATATCTTGGCATGGCTAGCGGCCAAGCTCCTGTGTACTGGTATTGATAGGAGACAATAAACTAGGAATAGCTGTAAGTCCCTCTCTTAGTAACTTAGGTGCATGCATAGCAGTTGACTTTATAGCATCAAGAATAGATAACTGCATCTGCTGGTCATGGGGATTCTCTAGCATAGACCAAGGCTGATCGAATATCCGCCATGTATCCTTCAGTTTATCTCTACCATAGACTAGGGCATCTTCGATCATATCATCCATAGATCGCGGGGGAGTTCCAAGTAATTCCCATCCCACTGCATCTATTGGACCCTCAGCCCAGGGGCTAACTCCGTTCTCTAACAGTGCTAATTCTTCCTCTCCAGATATTGGTGGAGTGTATAATTTCTTAGCTATCAGTCCCTTCGGTCCCCAAAGTTCTTCTGGTAATTCTCTAATAGGTCTCCGGCCAAATTTATCTGTTATAAACTTATACAGTCTAGCTTCCTCTTTCTGAAACGCCGCATCTGTTCGGTCAATCAGCTCATTACGATAAGGAGCAAGTTGTGTATTAGACCCCAATTTACCTGGTAGGTACTTAGCTCCTCTACTAGTCCAATATGGAGTGCGAGCAGCTAATAAGCTAATAGGACTAAGATAATCACCTGCCAGTCTACCTACATCGCTAAGTAATGGATAGTCATTAGCAGCTTCGGGAACCCCCCTAGCAGTCATTTCCTTAGTACCTTCCGGCCAGGGTAGAAAGCCCCAATTATTAACAAGGCTATCTAGTAACGTGGCCCGTAAAGTATCGAAGGCCCTGCCCCCAAATGGGACTAGGGGCTGCTGCTCTACGCTATCACTAGCCATTAGTTAACAGGGACACCTTCTATTATCACGTTCGCTAATGTCTTGGCTATCGCTGCTCGCAGCCAATTCAGCTCGGGCTAGCCTAATCTCCAGCTCCTTCTGCCGCTGCCTGATATCTTGATACTTAGCAGTTAGCACCTCTATATGTTTCTCTAATTCATCGAGCCGGGTCCAATCCATCATCCTATACCCTCTAGTGACTCGGGGCTACTGAGGACTAGTCTGAAGGTTTCAATAATACCCCGCTGGTATTCCTTCATCTCAAATGACTCAGCCTCGATAGCCTTTTCAATCGCGGTAGCAAGCTCCGCTTTCCAGAGCCGCGCTAGCCACTGCCACTCGGCCAGATCAGTTAGATTACTGGGGTCCAAAGGTCGGGCCATTGACTAATCCCTCGGATGGCTCTGCGGGCTGTGCTTGATCGCCGGGCTGCGAGCCGCCTGTCATTCCGGGCTGTATTCCCATTGTAGCCATAGCTTGCTGCATTTGCGCTGCCATAGCTGCTTGCTGCTGTTGCATTAACTGGGCAGCTTGCTGTAGGTTTAGGTGATGCTGGATGTGCTCTGCTAGGGTCTGGCGCTGTTGGGGGTTGGGCAAGTAGGCCCCAATCTTAGGATCTGATGCCAATGTCGTATGGCTACTAAGGTGCTCATTGTGATTGTCCATAGGGCTCGCCGTTAGGGGCTTGCCCATTGCGAGCATCTTATGCTCTATATCCGGGGGTGGGGCTGCTTTAGGATAATCCGGCCTGTAGATGGGGACATTCTTATAGTTCATAGCCTGTGTTATTTTCTGCACTGCGGCGTAGATCGTATCAGGCTTTACAATACCCATCTGTATTAGGATTGGATTGTTGAGGAGAGATAGCATATTCAGGGCCACATCCCGCTCTAGCTGGGCCGAGATTTGCTGACTATTGCCACTAAGTTGCAGGGACATCTTTGTATCTAGCAGGCTACGGTCGAATTTCTTTACTAATACCTCACCTGGGTGTGAGGATACTTGAAAGACCCGACCGTCGGGGGCGTATTTCTTATACAGGTCATAGACCTTGTAAAGTAGCTTTCGCAGACTCTCCAGCAGTCCATCAACAATGTACTCAGTTCTAATATCAGCCGCCCCGACTGTGCTCATGAATTCGCTAGCACTAGCACGCTTGCTAATAAAAGAGCCAACCTGAGCATCTCCCAGGCCCGCCTGTTGTTGGGCGTAGCGTTGTGCATTAGCTTCCTCATTGAAACTCCAAGTCGGGGACCAATTAGTCTGTGGAAAGCTGAAGCCCTTAGCATTTTTAACTGGGTACATTTTACCAGGCTGGATAGAGAGAATCTGAGGCGGTGTTCCTGCTGTGGGCTCATAAAAACCCCAAGGGGCGTTTAGCAACAAGCCTGCGTCTAGCCGCTGATTGTAGATAGCATTTAGAGTTGCCTGAATGTGGCGTAGCCACTCTACAATCCCCACGCTAAAGAAGCGGCCCGGCTGTAGGATGAAGTCAAACTTAACAGGAGTTCGACAGCCATCCGGGGATAGCTCGGCTAGTGGGGCTACCTTTAGAATAGTCCGGCTGCGGGGATCAGCCCATACTGCTAGTTGGACTTCCTTCCCTGTGGGTTGGTCATCGGTGCCCATTTCATTAGACCACCAACCTTCCCAATAATAATACTCCACCCACCGACGGCTGTAGTCGCTGCTACTGATGGCTTGTGTTTGGGTGCCTTCTTCCTTATCTAAGGTAGTAGTCTTAGGCTGCGAGCTTTGGCTATGGAAGCGGTCGCTGGCGTGGCCTATTACTTGTTCCAGTGTTGAGCTATCTAGGTCACGAAAGAAGCCACCCTCGATCCCGGCTAGGAAATCATGCAATGACAGAAATCCCCACCTACCGAAGAAGGTTAGCTCGTCAACATCATGGCCGCTGTTGACAATTATCAAGTCCTCAGAGCAGTCGATTCTCTCAATCTCCACCCCGTCGAACACTACTAGCGGCTTGTCAATTTCTGCTACTAGAGTATCATCTTCCAGCAGAAATGTAACCTTGGCCTGCTTTTCCTCTCCATAGTCCTTGTATTCAACAGTGTACTTGCCGAGGCCGGTTGGGGTTAGTTCGTCTAACTCAGGGAAGATAGACGACATAACACTAACCATTTGGGACTCTAGATCCTGTCCCTCTACTACCGTGAATTCGCGGGTCTCAAAGATGCGCCGCTCTTTGTGGCGATAGGCCGGGATTGCTAGCCCAATACCATCCACACATAGATCATGCAGCACTTGGCGCATTACTTTCCGCAACCCAACTACATGATCCAGCTCCCACTTGAACCATTGATTGACACTGTTTAGCTCGTCATCACTAATCGCTTCATCCAGACGTGTGAATTGGCACACTAGATCCCCGCCTAGCAATGCTTTATACAGACGAGCCTTAGTCTGCTCTACAAAAGTGCTACTAACAGGAACCTGTATGTTATGAGCACCCTCAAAAGGAAAGCTCTTACGCTCTGGAATACCACGCCAAGTGCTCATGTATTCAGTGTGATACTCACGGAACTTAGTACTATCAGCAATGGCGTTCTCGAAGTCGCGCTGGACACGGTTAAAGAGGGCTTCGTAGTCCTCCTCTGATAGAGTAATGCCAATTCGCCGCCTTCTATTCAACAGGGTCTCGGCTAACCCTGCTTCTACGGCAAGGCTTCCCTCTCCCGCATCATCTGGCGTGTCTACTAGCTCCGCGCTGTCGTCTATTTCTGGAAAATAGTCATCCATCAATACACCATTATTCCTCTACGATCCTCACGCTCCGGGGTTAGGTCGAGGCTATTACCCCCGAAGGCTAGTAGATCGTAGCTAGGATCAGCCATTGCTACATAGCGATGAATGTCGGGGAAGTCCTTGTTGGCATCCTTGGTCTTTTCTAACGGCGATAACAAGCGGCGGCGTGCATGTAGGCGTTCGTCCCATGAGAAACGGAGCATTTGATGAATAGGCCCGCCCTTTCCCCGGCAGCTCTCTAGCCACTTCATCCGGCCACTGCTAATCATTGACCTTAGTTGAGTGATGCCAATAGCAGTGTCGTCCTTGCCCAGCTCTACCTGATAGCCCTCAGAGCTAAAGACATCTTCCCAGCAATTGCCGCCTAGCTGTCTAGCCTTGCCCCGATTGGGGTCCATGTAGACAATAGCAGGCTTCTGGCCTATTGCGTCCTCTAGATCATGCAGGCGCTCAAAAAAGGCTTCTAGCGGAGATGCGGGTATCAACACCCACTGGAACCAATAAATAGTATCAAAAGGATCTAGCCATGCATACTCAACATAACAGGGCCGGCGTTCATGTGGGTCTATGCCCATTAGCAAGACACACTTACTAGGATCGGGGCCTTCTTCTATCGGAATAACACTAGGCGGCCTGTCGTAGAAGTCCTTGTAGACAACCCCTACTAGAGTAGCAGGGCGGCCTGTTTCGCGGACCATCCGCTCCTCATCATCTAGGGTCGCTAGAAAGTCCCTCTTTGCTATCTCAGGTAGCCACTGGTTTTCGTGAATTGTTCCTTCGATTACTTTTACAAAATCTTGCTCGCGGCCCTCGTCATATAGCCATGCTTCCTTTAGCAGTGTTGCAGTGATGAACATATAGCCATCAAGGGCAACAAGGCCCCGCATTACTGCTGTGTAGATATCACGCGGGGGAGGCTCATCGCACCATACTACCTTCCAATCCTTACCCTCTGCCTTCTCGGAGCCTTGGTCATAGGTGCGGAAGGCCAAGATAGAGCCATTGCTAAGGACTATCTCAACACACTGCCCAGCGGCATTTTTATGATACCTCTTAATACCGCCCGGAGGCATCCATGTTTCTAGGGTTGGCAGGGTTACTTCCTTATGGGTCTCGAAGTCCTCTGCAAAGACAGCACCCCGAATTGGGCCATTATCCTTCACGGTTCTATCAAGCCGGCCCCAAATTGGGCGGCCTAGCAATGTCTCTATGCATCTAATACCGCCGGCTGTTGATTTGCCATTCTTATTCCCTGCTACATACAGCAGCACGCGGCTGTCGTTGGTGGGGCAGGTTAGGAACTCTACCTGCGCCCCCGGATTGGGCTGGAAGTACTTAACAGGGTCTATCTTAATACTAGCCTCCAGCTCTGCTTTCATCCGGGCAAGCTCAATTAGCTGCTCGGTTGTGTAGCTACTTAACTCTGATGCTGGTGGCAGTAGTCTAGCAAGGGTTGCTGTTATGTAGTTAGCCGGCAACTTGCCCGGCCCCCTGGCTCGCTGTTGCGAGCCAGTCGGGGCGCTAGTGCGCAGTGGATTCTGTTGATACACCACTATTAATCCCTACTCCCTAGCAGCCTAGCAGCCTAGCAGGCTGATATTAATAACTAGCAATGGCATGGCCCAACCCGCCAGAGGCGGGCCATTAGGAGTCGAGCTTCCTAACCGCAATAGCAGGCTGTAGTTCGGAGATAATGGCCTCACGAATCTCAGCCTCGGACTTGCCCTCGTATGGATCTTTATCGGGGCGGTCCATTGCTAGGGAGACTCTATCAATAGGCTTGTGTCCAGCAATGGCTAGGATGTCCGAGCAGGCATTGTTGCGGACCTGCTCTGATTTAGCCCCAAGGGCTAGTCGGATCTTTTCCTCAAAAATAGCAGGAGCAATAGCCTGAGCATCTGACTGTACGTCTAGGATGGTCTCAATGGTCTTATCTTGAAACCGGCCCAGGATCTCCTTGCTGCTATCAGTGTTAATGATGTCCGTAACATGCTGGTCCGAGAACCCTGTAATGGCGGCGATCTCCGCATTTGTATGACCCTGATAATACAGCCGCAGCACGGCTAGCTGCCGGGGGGTCCATTTTCGGGGTTGCCATTGGCCCATTACTAGTCTCCTTATTATAGAGGGTCGGGGTGGCTGTTGGTAGCCTATTGCTAACCCAACAGTCCTCCAACAGTCCCTAACAACAATAGCATATTAACAGCAACTAGCAATTGGACAGCAACGCTACAACAGGCTACCAATAGCCGGCTGATATAGTTTGGAAGTCCTGTGTGTGTTCTAAAGTTATGATGGGGGACACGGTAGGGTACCCGCCCCCTCTACTAATGAGGCGCTTCGCCCTAGTCGCTAGCATTGTACCAAGCGGCTGTACTGCCATAGTAGCAACAGCTAGTCTGTCTGATTCGCACGCATTGATGAGGCATCGGGAGCTAGTAGGGGCAAGGTGTTCGCTTCGCTCAGTTGTCTAATCCCCACCGCCCCAAAGAATAGAAAAGGTGTCGCGCCGCGACCTGATTATTTAATACCGCCCCGCCTTTCGCAACGAATTGACACGCTCTAGTCATCCCGATTTAACTAGCACTATCTGTTGTGTCAATTCGTTTCGCCCCGTGTACTGGGTTATTAGCGTAACTAAAAGCGGCCACTAGCCGTTCGCTAATGACCGCCTCTAGTATTGTTGGCTAGTTGCCCTACTTTAACCAGCACTAGCCCGTAACTAGTAAGGTAAGCAGCTACCTATCGTTGCCAGCCGCACATACCGAACATTCCAGCGCACCGCCTGACGACCTGATCGTGTTATGGTTAGCTCACCTCCAATGCATAGCTGATGCCCCGGAGTGTAGACCGGGAGCAACTGCAGGTATTTGCCGTGCCGCTTGATAGACCAAACGACCTCAGCCGCTAATTTCTCACCATGCGGCAGCGTGTCTAACAATGCCCACGCCGCCGCCCTATCAGTTGGTTGAGTGAGCATAGTCACACCGTACCCACATTGAAGCCTTTAGGCCGCCGCCCCTTCTTGCCAGCTTCTTTGCCGAGCTTCTTCTTTAATGTACTAGTGCAAGCTTGACTGTAGCGACCACGAACGCCCGTACTGATGGCAGACCGCAGTTCTGCTACCGTCAACCCTACAGTGTAGGCGTAACCACGCCCACTTTCGAGTGGACGCTTGCCCTGTACTTCAACGGGCGGATCACCCTGCAACCAGACACCCTCAACCGTACCGCTGGCGTCTACTTCGCGGCACGTCCGCAGGTAACTAGCAAGATCTTCAAACAGCGCCTCCAATGTATCGCCAGAGTGAGGAATCTCAGGCACGAGCACTTGATCTACTTCGACTTGCCCGCTGCTAGTAAATTCCTTTGCCAGACTACCACCAACGACAACATATCGAGTCATAATGCCCCCTTCTAGTATCACCACCTCAGCAACCCCTACCGCTACCTGATGCGAGTATATCAGCTTCCCGAGGCTATGCAAGCCACCCGTGCCCGCTCAGAAGATTAGGAAAAGCAGGAAACAGGAGCTAGGGGCCGGGGGTAGTAAAATGAGGCTATTGCTGTTGTTGGAGTAATATGAGGCTACTGGCTTTTGCTACTGTTGATTGAGGACGGTGCTGTGTTAGAGCCGGGTGCTGGGAACGGGTGTGGTGTTATGCACTGCTGGAAGTGGTGCTGTGGAGGGGTGTTATAGTTCTCTGAGGGGGTGCTGTTAAGTAGTCCAGCAGACTGTAAATGATGTATCCTACCTCCCCCTTACCCTGTCTCTCTGTCATAAGCTCACCTTACACACACACACACACACACACACACACACTAATAGAGAGAGGATGGAAAGGTAGCGGGGGGAGATACCATACATCATTTACCCTCTATTGGACTATGGCATTGTAATAGTGCTAGGCACTATATCAATAGTCTCCTGTACCTGTTGTGTTAGTGTATTACACCAGAGCCGTGCTCTGTACCATTGGTGCTGCTGCCATCCCATTGCACCACTGCTATCCATATCCATGCCCCCCCAGCAATGCCATACTCACTCTGCCAGCCCGCCCCTTCGGGGCCTATTAACTCATTAGTAACTACCACTAGAAAGGAGCACTATCAATGGCTAATCCAAACAAACAATCTCCCACCAACAGGCGACCCAGCGCTCATAAGAAGCGCGTGTATAGAAAGCCAACAGACCGTCACTGTAAGCAGGTGCAATTGAAGTTGACTGTTGATGAGTATGTTGAATTAGCCCAGCATGCTGATGATATGAAGGTTAGTATTGTTTCTGTTATTCGACAGGGATTGCGGCAGCTAGGACTGCGGATTAATGAACCAAAGCAACAGTGGGAATTGAAGGACATAGCATGGGAGGATCTAGAAGATGAGGCAGACGACCACTAAGGGCTCTAGGCTGCAATACTCCGTGTATTTAACCGAGCACGAGCTGAAGTTGATTAAGAATCTAGAGGCCAGGTTGCGTATCAGCGGCGGTATTAGTGGTGTCTTAAGGCACTGCTTGCTAGAAGTTTTTGATAGCACTTATCGCTTCCATGATGCCCCCGCTTCGCGGGATAGTGCTGATACCTTTGCCCCGCCTCCCGATATCGAATCTTTCATAGTCGGCCCCGATCCCGCTGATGACGAAAATAAACCACCCGGCCCCCTTGACATCCTAAGCAAGCCGTGATACCTTGCCCCTGTTGAATAGGCACCCCGATAGCAGTGGCGACTGCGACCTGTTGAATAGCAACCCACCCCTTGAAAGGAGAATCTAGCAATGGCAGCAAAACAACGCTTCACTGTGGTAGCAACCACCCTCTCAGCCGAGCACTCTAAGGATAAGCAAGACCATGTTGATATGCGGCTTGTCCCCGAGATGCCCAACAGTGGCCCCTCTTTGGAGAATGTCCTTAGCGATCTGAAGGCGTTTACCGAGGCCTGTAATCAGGTGGCTAAAGCGGGCCGCCTTGTTGGCGTAGCTCCGGTTGGTGATCCGCCCCAAGATAAGGAAATTGACCTCCCCATTAAAAGCAGCGATGGTGAGCTGTATGCTATTGGCATCGACGCTGAGACTCTGCGCTCGCGTATTTGGACGGCTATTAACAGCGCCCATCAGCTCTCAATGCGGCAATCCCTTGTGTCTAAGTATGCCCCAGCTAAGACAGCAGCGGCTAAGGGCCGCCGGGCTAAGGGTTTTATTGTTTAACTAGCACTTGCTACCTAACAGCCGCAGTCGCCCTGTTGTTAGTGGCCTATTATCACTGCCCACCCCGGCCCGAGTAGGGGCCTGCTATTATAGAGGCCCCTACTTTTGTTTTTACAGGCTGTCTATGGATATGGTCTATCTATTAGCCGCCCTTATACAACCGCCTGTGCTGCATGAAATCCGTTCACGCCCTTGACTGCGGCAGGGCAAGTGGTTATCTTACACCAGTGACCTGTTTAACTAAGGAAATTCCCCACTAGCCAACTAATAACCAACAACACTAACATAGAAGGAGGTAGTCGATGGCTGTTGGAAAATGTGAGTGTGATAGCTGCATCAACGCCGCTGATAGTTGCTGCTCCAATATAGCAACACAGCCCTGTCGGATTAATAACAAACTCCTGCATCTCTGCGATAGCTGCTATCAACAGCAGCACATGGGCCGGCCCTATTCATTCGAGGATGGTCGGCCTACTGTGGCCTTTACTAACCGCTGCGGGTGTGGCAAGCTAGGCTTTATAATGGGCCAATGCGAGGACTGCTATCGAGCGGCTGAAGTGGCCCCGTTGCTAGCCCAGCGTGCTGCTTTGCTACAGCAGCTATCTGATAATGAAACCGCCCTAGCTAAGAAACTACAGGTCTTAGCAATCCTGCCCCCTATTGGCCCCTCCCTAAAGGCGGCCCATATCTGCCCTAGCTGCCGTATCGAGCAAGGCTCATTCTTTGCCCTGAATGAGCATATTAGCAGCGGCTCCTGCCCCGGCCCCACTAAGATCATTAAACAGCAACCCTCCTCTAAGCAAGCTCCTAAGCAGCCCTCAGCCCGCCGCGCTAGGGGCTTTATGTTTCCTACCTCTATTGACTAATAGAAAGGAGAATCGCTAGGATGGCATATTATCATAGTCGTCGTCGTAGTTGGTCCCGGCCCCCTAGAAGGAAGAAACTAGCCCGCCTCTGGCATGAGGATCTAGGAATGTTCTCTATCCCCGATCCTCCATTTGAAAAGAAACGTAAGAAGCAAGAGCTTATCTTTTGGCTCCGCGATAGCGGCGGCTATGATGACCCCGAGTCTAAGCGTTGGTATTATCCCGCTGATGTTAGGGAGAAGGTAGAGCATACTTTAGCGTTGTATGGCTTTTGGATCACTACCCTACAGAGATTCGATCACTCCCATATCTCTGTAGAAATAGAAGATGTCGGGGCTGATTATCTGTCTGAGTTTGCTGAGATTGTTGGCTATGACGATAATCCAAGCCAACTAACCCTAGACCAAGCCAAGCTCCTGTATAGGAAGGCGGCTATTAAACTGCATCCAGACCGGGGAGGCTCTAGTGATGCTATGGCCGAGCTTAATATAACATGGCAGCATGTTCAGAAGCAACTGTTTAAGGTCTAACCAATAAGGAGGTAGTAGATGGCTGAAGGTAGAAAGTTCAAGGTTATCAATGGGCGTATTATCTTCGATGACTCTATAGAGACTGTAGCAACTAATGGGAAGGAACTTGTTACTACTGTTAATAAAGAGCGTGTTGTTATGGTGCTGGATAGTAGCGGCTCCATGCAATCGCTCTGGTCCAATAAAACTCGACAGCTAGCCGCAGCAGAGGCGGCTGCCTGTTTAGCCAAGCGTAGCAGTCCTGCTTTTACTAAGCTAGGGCTGATTCAATTCAGCCACTATGCCGAAACCGTCATAGCCCCGACTGCTGATATGTTAATGGTAGCCGATATGTGCCACCCGCCCGCTATTGGGGAGACTACTAATTACTCTGCTGCTTTATCAGCCGCGGCTGAGTTGAATCCTAATCGGATAGTCTTTCTCAGTGACGGTGCCCCGACTGATGGAGTAGATGGCATCCTGTCTATTTGCCAGACCTACAAGGATCTCGGCATTAAGATAGACACCATTGCTATCGGGGAGCAAGATAGATTCAATGGCTCTGTCCTACAGCAGATGTCTAAGATCACCGGCGGTGTTTATACCTACTGTAAGTCACCTGAGGAATTAACCGCGCACTTTGCCAAGCTAGAGACCCGAGCCCGCCTATTGCTGGAGCATAAGGAGGCCTGTTGATGTATATAAAGCCAACCACTACCTACTACCGGGGCTCTCAGCAATGTGCTAGAAGAGGGCCATTTCTAATCCTAATGCAGCCGCCCGGCATGGAGGGGCTAGGATATCCAATCCGGGCCATTGTTAGGCAAGTAGCATTACAGCAATGCGGCCACTGGATGATGGGCCAGTGTCGAATTAAAGGGCACTGTATTATTCTATCAGGTGACTATGGCGGTGATGGGCTGCCTACTAGTGTTCCGATGGAAGTGTATAATGAGGGTGTTGAATTGCCCCGTGCTTTGGTAATAGAGTGGAACCACGGAGGTGGCTGGAATAGCGCCGGTAGTGAGGCCATGAATGTAAGAAAGTGGGCCCTGGCTACCTTTGCTAGTCCTAAGAAAAGGAGTCGCGGATGAGAGTTGCTGTATTCCCTAATGAGATAGAAGAGCCCCGAGATAACCCACTGATGGTAACAGACTTCTACGATAGCGAGTCCACCATTCTTATAATAGACGAGGATGACAAATACTTTCTAGTCATCACCACTATTATTGACTTCGGCTCTGGTGTTATAACAGTTCCGCCTGCTTGTTATCCAATCCCAACTGCTGTACTGGCTAGGTATATCTACAACCGGCCCATCGGCCACTAAGAAGGAGACAGTTGATGTTGACTAATGAGGAATTCTACCACTCCACTGTAACACTTAGGCGCGAGTATCATCTACACTATCGCCCAGACGGTTCGCTGGCGGTTAGCCAAACTGTTTACACACTTAACTTTGGCCCCGGCGGGCGCTGGTTCTGCTTAGAAGGCGAGATGGATATTGCCGCCCTAGCCGAGCGTATCTTCAGCAGCAATTACCGTGATTCTAAGACCATGCAATTAACCGTAAAGGAGTGGTGCTAATATGACCTACAAGCCAACCCGGAATCGCTCTGGCACATTTGGCTATACTTGTCCTAACTGTGAAGTGGAGACTACCTTCAGCTTCACTGGTGGCTACTTTCATCCCTGCTCTAATCCCGATTGTCCCGGCTACTCAGACCCCGGTGAGCCCTCCTATGTTGAGCCAACCGAGACTACTGAATTAGTCTGCAAAGGCTGTGGTCTTGTCTTTGATGAAGATACCCTCATTGAATATGGAGAAGAGCAAGCCTCTAGTTGGGAAGACTCTGCATTAGAGGATGAGGCCGATAGGAAGCGCCGTGATTATGAGGACTATGATCCCTATGATTCCGATAGGGCTGCTGATAGGTGGGAGCGCGATTGGGATAAGAAAGGAGGATATTAATGTCGATTAATTGGGACCCGTCTAAGGATTGGGATAGCTACTGCAACGAGCAGGACAAAGCACTAGCCGCGGAGGCTGCTATTAGAAGAACCCTAGGTGATAGAGTAACACAACTAACCTGCTCACTGCTGCGGGTCTATGGGATGCCCGCTATTATCCAGACTGACGATAGCATCCTGGCCGCTACCTATAAGGGGGAATTGATAGTCGATCTAGCCGTGAAGATTGCTACCAAAATTCACTTCGAGTGTGAGGGCTTTGCTGATGGCTTATGATGCAGTACAGCATAACGACGGGGAGAATTGGGATCAGAGTGATGAAGATGATGCTATTGCTATCTTTGAGAAGCTGTCTAAGGAGCATGGCGAGATCGGCACTAGGCGTATCCTGGCCCGTGTTATTGCCATCTTCCTAGACCGCTACCCACATTCCATTACCCTAATGATGGAAGAAGTGTCTAATCTAGTAGCTGATGATATCTTGTTGGAGCAAAGTCTGTCTAAGGAAGAAATAGAGGAACAACAAGATGCCAACATATGCGAAGGGGAAGATGAAAGAGAGCCGTGAGCTATTGAAGTTAGGGGATGTAGAGCCAGCGGTTAGGGTCGCGGCGGCTGTTTTGGATAGAGCATGGCTAGATCTAAGACTAGACCGGGGCCGGCACCTGCGAGATATAATAGAGTGGGTTCGGAACGACATAGCCGAGCCCTGTACGTTAATATGGTGCGCCGAGGCCCTGAAGGCGGATGTAAGGTGGCTACGAAAAGTATTCCTAGAGGAGATCAGAAATGCGTATTAGCACTGATGACAGCGACAGTCCACTAGTGGAGAAGGTCCGTTTTCTACCGCCGGGTTGGGACCTGCTAGGAGATGATGAATTACTGGCCCTATTTGCAGACCTGCGAGCTACTATTGCAACCGCCCCGACCCGCCGTGCTAGTAGCAAAGCCACCCCAGCCGAGCCAAAGAAATCCAGAGCTAAAGGGTTTATTATCTATTCAGAACAGGAGGCTGCTAATGATGTATCCATTGAAGACCCTAGTATTGAGTAGCCCAATGGGCCGGGTTGGTCTTGTTCCTAAGAACAACTACAGCATCAGCCGGATTGTTGAAAGGCTGAATAATAGTGGAGCAGCCGCAGGCTGTGCTATTGTTTTTGGCAACGGTGAGAAGGAATTTGTTACTGATAAGTTCGACGTGCTTGTTGCTAAGATCGACAAGGAGGCCACGGATGAGAGCCAGGAACAATTGGGTAATAGCCAAGAGATTGTCACGTCCTGAGATTACTAAGAGTGGCCTGCTACTACCGGATAGCGCGGCGGAGCTCCCCAATATAGCCACTGTTATATCAGTGGGCTCTAAGGTTCGGAACATAACAATAGGCCAGCTTGTTGTGTTTAGTAAATATCACGAGAGATCCTATGAGGACCTGTTGATTCTTAGAGACACCGAGATCCTGGCCACGATTGATGTATAACAGGGGGGAATAGGAAGATGATGCTAGACTGTCGAATGAGTGACTGTATTGTTGAGAACACCCTTATTGTTGATGACATGGGTAGCTCTATCTGCCTATTCACTGGCAGCTACCGATCTCTAGATAATTATATATGGATGGACAAAGAGGTCGCGGCTGCTTTTATATTCCAGAACATTGCTGAAATGGAGGTTGTTGATGACTGCTAAGGATTATCGACTGTTGGCTAATGTTATTAGGAAATCAATTCGCCACCGGCCCTGCGGGGATGATAGAATCAGCGAGGTAGTGCTAGATTTTGACATCTTCCTCGCTACCTTGACAATGTGTTTGCAGATGGATAATCCCAAATTCAACGAGCAGAAGTTCCTCACCGCGGCTACAGGGGCGAAGTAATGCAACAGGACTTGGCAAAGTGGCTAGCTAGTGTAGAGTGGTACGACAACAGCACTCTAACAAAGATCCTCAACTGTCCACGGTTGGCATTTTATTCTAAGATATACCAAGGTGGCCTTAGCAGCGGGGTCGGGCAAGCGGCCCTGTTTGGGTCTAGTATTCACGAGGCCCTGTCGAGATATTATAACCTACACGGTAAGCAGCCTGAGAGCAATAGGAGGGCCGAGGCCTTCCGCTACTTTGCCCGGAAGTACGAATCCCTATTCACGGCTATTGCTGAGAGTGATGTAGATGCCAAGTACACCCTAGCCAATGGGGCTGATATCTTAGATAACTACTTTGATAGCTTTCTCAGCGAGGATAGCCAGTGGATTCCTATCGAGAATGAGCTTGCTTTTGTTATTAAGATAGAACCAGAAGAAGGTGATCCTGTTGATTTTGTAGAGCCCTTCTATTATGTATGCCGGGCTGATGGGCTATGGGAACGCCGGGCTAATGGTGATCTATTTATTAAGGAAACCAAGACAACTGGGGGCGGTGTTGATAGGCGGCTGCTAGCACTGAAGATGGACCGGCAGACAATGGGCTATACGTATTGTGCCAATCGCTTCGGCCCCCGGAAGGTAGAAGGTGTCCTAGCAGACGTGCTATTAGTAGCAACTAAAACCCGACAGGCCCGCCGTGAGGTCTATTATAGATCCGAAAAGCAACAGCGAGATTGGCGGGTTCAGACTATCCGTATCATTCAGGCATGGCGTACTAGAAAGGCATCACTAGCTGCTAGTAGAAATCTAGAAGAAGGACTGAATGTATTTGAGCAGAACACGGACCACTGTACTACCTACGGCCAGTGCGGCTTCTACAAGCTCTGTTATCAGAGCCCCCATTTAATAGAGGGCTACGAGCAAAACACATGGAATCCCTTTAGCACTGACTAACAACAAGGAGACTGTTGATGAAGATTAGTGAGTTGATATACCAACTAGCAAAAGCCCGCGCCCTGCATGGAGATTTAGAAGTAGTAATTCGGGGCTATGAGGACGGCGTGAATTCAGTTGGCGGTGCTAGTATTGAGAAAGTGCTATGGAACTATAACGAGGAATGGTACTACGGCTGTCATGAGATTATGTCTGATAGTTTTCCTAACGATCAACTTGGCGATGATCGGAGGGGGTGTGCTGAGGTACAGGTGCTAGAGTTATTGGGTGTTAATACTAGAGAGAAAGGGAGGGATTGATGAAGGATCGTAAGGTATTTATTTTACTGGAAGTAACAACAAATGCAAAGCTCTCAGTTCTGAGGGATCGAGGCCGCTATATTCTAGTCAGCCCGGATGATGGTGCTAGCTTCACAGTAGAGCAGGTCAGTGCTAATGTAAATAGAGATATGCTGCGGGGCCAGCGCGTGCGAAATAAACCTAAGAAAGCCTAAGAAAGCCTAATCATGCCCTACACCCCCGATGATCTAGACCCCCGATATCGCCAACTAATCCGGCGGTTGCCCCTGCTAGTCAGCAATAGCCAGCAGGGCTTCTACACGGGGCTGCTGACAGCAGCAGCCCGCCGGATTGCTATTGAAGGTATCAGCCAAGCTGCTGTTGTGGAGGTGATAGATGTTAGTATTATTCCCAGTATCTACGGAGTAGCAGAGGAGATTGCCAGTGCTTATGGATTGATGCTACCTATTGACTATCACGCTAGTAGACAGGTAGGCCAGATATGGTTCTGTAGTAATGGAGAAGTGGCCCGGGAGATTAGGGAATTAGTAACCCAGGTGAGAGATGTTCCCTCTTATATATTGGGAATAGCAAGACTCTGTAAGTTTCATGAACGGCATACCACTTATCATATCACCGCAGCCAGAAGGGAAGGTTGAAAGATGAGGCAGTCCATTACTACCTACACTAGCAGTACTAAACGCGGCGCGGTCCTGAATTTTGGGCCGCCTAAGACTGGCAAGACCCGCTGCTGCTCCACTCTAATACCACTAGGAATGGTCCCAATTTGGTACTTCGACTTCGACGGTGGTGATAGTATTGAACCTTTTATTAGACAGGCCAAGATCCTAAATGCCAAAGATGAGGACATTATCCGCTTCACCTACCAACCCCGGCGTGGTGATAGGATAGGAGAGACTGATAGCCGGCCCCGCGGTCAGGGAAAGGATATCTTCCTAGACTTCCTAAAAGATTTCAACAGTCTCTTTGATAACGTCGGGGCGGATGGCGAGTGGAATAAGCCCGGTATGCCAAAAGTGCTAGTCTTCGACACCGTGACCAGCCTACAGGATATTATGCTGGACTTCGTTCTAGCGATGGCGGGCCATGATCTAGGCGCTCCCAAGACAGATGCTAGAGCCGACTTTGGGCGGGCTATGAATAAGATGGTGGAGTTGATTAATAGCTGTAAGAGCTTGCCCGTGCTGTCTATATTCATAGCACATGAGAAGTTGGATAAGAACGAAGTCACTAGTGAAGTTCGTATTGATCCCTCCTTCCAAGGTATCTTAGCCCAGCAAATCGGGCGCGAGTTCGGCACTATCCTCTATAGCACTACTAAGAAAGTAGGCCAGGACATTAAGTATATATGGATGACAAAACCCAGCGGCCTAGTGAAATCACCGGGCCTCCGGCACCACGATAATCTACCATTAGAAATCGAGCAGGACTATCGGCTAGTGCTTAATTTGGAGGACTAATGTCTGACTACAACGATGGCTACTGTAATAAAGTAACCGAGGCTGTCGTGGAATTGGAACTAGCAATACCGCACCTGCCCACCTGGGCTGTGATTGTAATAGCAACCCACTTGTCGATAATCATGCCGCTTGTTAGAAAACTAATGTCACGAGAATTGGAGCAATGGGAGAATGAGCAAGCGAAAGCCAGCCTACAAAAGATGGGAGGTGACATTCGAGTTCATTCTCCCGAGGAATATACCGCAGCGCCGCTTACAGGATCAGAGCCGCTGGGCGGTGCAGGTATTTGCAAAGGACGGGCTGCTAGTGCCGGTGAAGATGGATCGAATTAGAAGCCGCGTGCTAGAGGAGCTGAATGTTTTTCAGTTAGTAGACTATAAAAAGACCTAAGCATTGGAGGAATAGCAATGGCCCGAGCCCCGCCGTGCTGAATAATAACTAACAACATCACAACAACCACAACCACTACAACCACCATTGAAAGGATAGCAGCAATGAGAGTATCAGCCGATTTCAGCGATGTGAAAGACAACGTAGCAGTGCCGAAGGACGATTATGTTGTTAGGATTGACTCCGTGTTGGTCAAACCTAGTAGCACTAAGATGTCTACATTGATGGAGACCACTTTTATCATAGAGGGTGGTGACTATGACGGACAGCGGTTGCGTGCTTGGCCGATTATTAGCGGAAAGAGTCGGGCTGGTGATCCGCTAATCCCGCGTGAGTTCTGTAATTTAATCGAGGCAGCAGCAGTAGATTGGACTTGCGCCCACTGCGGGGCTAGCGGAGCCAGGGCTATTGCCCGTGGAACCGGCCCGGTCGAGGCAGGCGGTAATGGCCTCACTAAAGGTCGCTACTTCTGCCCCGACTGTTCTAAGCCCTTTGCCGTGAAGGACTTGGAAACCGATGACTTCATTGGCCGCCGCATCCTGGCCTCTGTTGATATCGACACTAGCGTTGACCCAGAGCGCAATAAGTTCGTGGCCTATCACCCGATTCCGTAACTGCTAACAACCCAATGGGGGAGTGCTAATACAGCACTCCCCCCTTGCTATAAGGAGGACCCAATAAATGAACTGTCCCCGAGATAAGTGCGCTAGCGTGAATACAATCGTGCTGCGCACCCTGCATCCGATGCATGAGCGGCTACCGAAGATATACAAAGGACATAATTTAGTCCGCCGCACCTATCGGTGCGAGGACTGTAAGTTGGTCTTTAATAGTATCGAAATAGCAGAGGAAGAATACGACGACCTGAAGCGACCTGTTAGACTACAGGCAGCATATGGGCGCATTTAGATATCACATAGGCCCCGAAGGCCCTACTACAGCTAGTGTAGCAATAGTGGCCGAGAAACCGGGCCGCGATGAAGCCGCCGCTGTGGATCAGGGTAAGCAGCCTCGACCCTTAATCGGGGCTAGCGGTAAGCTAGTCGATAGACACATAGCCCAGGCCGGCTATAAGCGGGGTGATGTATGGCTTACTAATGCCATCCAGGACTTCGACACTGTTGGAACACCTAGTGTTGAGGATATAATACGCGAGCAGCCCCGGCTGTTTAGGGAACTCGCAGCATTGCCAAACCTAAAGGTCATCGTAGCAATGGGCTCCGCGGCCCTGGCTAGCCTGACCAATTTCCACTACACTGATATCCTCAATAGGCGCGGCTCTGTCTTACAGGCCAGCAACGGTATCAAGCTAGTCCCCACCCTGCACCCGGCTTTCTACATGCGGGGCGAGTGGCGCTATAAGTCAGTTGTGGACTTTGATATCCGCCGTGCTTTTAAGGAAGCTAATACTAACAGTCTCCCCTACAGGAAGCGTGTCTACTACGTAGAGCCTGACTATCTAGACGCAGTGGATTGGCTATCCAGTCTAATAGGAGCAAAGGAGATCAGCTTTGATATCGAGCTATGGCGACGCCCACTGACGTTATCTTGCATAGCACTATCCGACAAGCCGGAGCGTGCCTACTGTATTCCGTTCGCGCACAACGACAGATCCCTATATTGGCCCATTGAGCAACATATAAAGATATGGAAACTCCTACAGAAAGTCCTGGCCCAGCCGGGCGTGCGCTACATAACACAAAATGGTCTCTTTGACTGTTGGTATCTGTGGAAGTTTGGCATTGAGACACCCTATATGGGATCAGGCTTTGATACCATGTACGCGCATCGTGTCCTCTGCCCCGACCTGCCACATACACTGGCCTTCCTCACTAGCATCTACACTGATGAACCCTATTACAAGGACGAGAGCGGGGACTGGCGTGATCCGGTTAAGATACCCGACCAACAATTCTGGATCTATAATTGCAAAGATGCCCTCGTGACAATAGAAGTAGCACACGAGTTAATGGCCGACATGGCCGAAGGTAAGCTGCTTGGCTATTACCAGGACCGCGTACAGAAGCAATGGGACAGTGTTGTGGATATGATGCGCCGCGGTATTAAAGTAGATCTAGAGGCCTTAAAGGCGCTGTCGGCTGATCTAACTAGCCAGCGGGCCTTCCTCGAAGCAGATCTAAAAACAGCACTAGGCCAGGACTGGCTGCCGAATACTAAGAGTCCTAAAGACATGGAGCGGTTCTTCTCTATCCTCGGCCTCCAGCCTAGCCTAACTCCAACAGGCCGGCCTAAAGCGGATGAGGAATCCCTTATCCACTATACTACTAGGGCCATCTCGGAGCAAGCCAAGGCTGCTCTGTTTGCGTGTATTGATATCTCGGAGACTAGAACCCTACTATCTGGCTTTACTCATCTAGCGGTAGACGAAGCGGGCTTCTATCACCCGCATCTAGATATCAGCAAAGCTGTTAGTGGGCGGGCAGCTAGCAAGGGCTCAGATAGCGGCGGGCCGCAGATCCAAAACATACCGAAGCGTGTTAGGGAAATCTTCATCCCTGATGATGCTGAGTCAGTGATACTAAATGCTGACTACAAGCAGGCCGAGGTTATGTTTGTAGCCTGGGATGCTAGGGATGAGCTGTTGATAAAGGCTTTTGAAAGCGGGGTTGATGTGCATAGGGTTCGGGCGGCTATTGTTTATAGGAATTGGGACTCTGTTGAATTGCCGTCGGCTGATGTATTGGCTAGTATCACAACCGTCTGCCCCGATTGTGTTAAGCTAAAGCTAGACAGCTGCCACCATGCCGAGCGTTATATGGCCAAACAGGCCGGGCTGGCCTTCGGCTATAAAATGGGTGTTCGTAAGTTCATCCGTATCCAGGCTAAGGAGCGCCTGTTTATATCACTACAGGAAGCAGAGCGTATTAGAGACAGGATCGTCAGCCCTCCTATCAAGCTATGGCAAGAAGAAGTATCAATGCAGCTCCGTAATCGTAGCTCCCTGACAAATCCCTTTGGCCGCATTAGGCAATTCTTCACGCCCCCGGATGAGGAGACACTCCGGGCCGGGCTATCGTGGCTAGCCCAATCAACCATTGCTGACCTTACCAATACTGCTATGATAAAACTAGAGGACCGCCTCCGCGGCTCTAGAAGCCGCCTACTAACAAATGGGCATGATGCCCTAGTGCTATCGGTACATAGGGGCGAGCTAGCAATTGTTGCCAATACCGTGAAGTCAACAATGGAACAGACCATTACAATTCATAATCGACCGCTGAGAATCCCTGTTGAGCTATCAATCGGCCCGAATTGGGGGCAGCTAGAGGAGCTGAAATGACAATTGACTACCTTAAAATACTAGCCATCTACAGCTTCATTGCTACTGACCTGTTAACAGTCGCGGCTCTAGTAGAAGGCAATGCTACTAATGAGCAACTACAGATGGCTATTAGGTTGCTAGAGCGCATCGCTGGCCGGCTGGAGATGATCGGGGCGATTGATGACTAATCTAGACATACTAGTATTCCTAGTCCTGCTGTCTATTCTAGGAGCAATGCTATGGCACGTATTATAACCCCGGTTGTGCTATTTATAATAACCGTCTTAACATTACCAAATGGTGTTGATTGTATTAATGCCTACAACACGGGGCAAGTGCTAACTAATAGCCTCCCCCTCTCCTACAGCCGTACCTTGCTAAATGGGTGTGTTATAAAATGGCAGGGCGAGAATCTCGCCCTGGAACAGTGGTGCTTAGGTCTTAGCACAAAGCACTCAGCACTTGGCCGCGACCGCTGTTATATTAATAAGGAATAGGACAATGCATGAATTGGCTGGGCAAGTACCTTGACTATACACATACCCAAGAATCCCCGGAGCTATTTCATTTTTGGGTTGGCTTGACAACAATAGCCGCGACCCTGGGTCGCCAAGTCTGGCTAGATCGCCGGTCTAAGGGGGTGACGTATTATCAAGTGTATCCGGGTCAGCTAATGGTAGTGCTAGTAGCCCCTAGCGGGAAGGGCCATAAGGGCACGGCTATTAGGCTGGGCCGGAAGTTGATGTCTCTAGTAGGAGTGAAGGTTATAAAGGGAAAGGGCAGCACTGAGAAAATTATCAACAATATAGCCGGCACGGTTAGCATCCAGCAGGCAGCAGCCGGGGCTATTAGTACAACGCAGCAAGACGCTGTTGCCACTATCATAGCCCCCGAGCTATCAGTGCTACTTAGCAAGGCTACCTATTCTGATTCATTAGTAGACTTCCTAACCGATATCTACGATGCTGAAGATCCCTTTACCTATATGACACAAGGAGGTGGGAATATAATACTAAAGAATCCCTGTGTGACATTCCTAGCAGGGGCCACCCCAACCAGTATCGGAGACAGTATTCCACAAAAAGCCCACGAGAGCGGCTACTTAGGCCGGGTCCTGCATGTCTATCACAATGGGGATGAAAAGGAAGGAGATGCTCTAGTAGACATAGACGACAGCGACCTAGACATCAGCGAAGTAGGCCACATCCAGCAGCTAGAGCTAGACCTAGTAGACGGCCTGAAGGCTATAAAGCAACTGAATGGTGCCTTCAACTACACTAAGGAAGCAAGGGAATGGCTAGCCCACTGGTACCAACAGTGGCTCCGACATCCAAAGTGGCAATCGGAGGGCTATCCAACTAGACGCACTGACCATATGCTACGAATAGCAATGCTACTGCGCATCAGCCAGCACCTAGACCTGACACTAGACCTCAATACACTCAAAGCAGCAGACATGGCCCTAGGTAGAATCGAAGAAGGCTTCCAGTTTGCCTTCGCTAATATCGGTGAAAGCCCCATTGCTAAATCCACCCAGCGCGTGATACTATTGCTAAAAGCACACGGGGGCCGCTGTACGTCGGCGGAATTAGCAAGGGGCCTGTACCGATATTTCCGCGATTATGATGAAATAAAGCAAGTCCTAAAGACACTACGCGAAGCGGGGCTGATAGTGTATGAGGGGATTACTAATCATATAGAATATTGGAGATTGCCCTAATCACTACCAGCAGACTTACTAGCATCACACTCATGTAGCTTCTCTGTCAGGGTTGCTTTCTTATATGACTGGCCGCAATCCTGGCAGAAAGCTACAATGAGCCGGCCCTGTTCATCGAACATCACTAGTTGTTCCATTCTTATTCAGCCTCCCTAGGCCAATGTTTGGATGATAAGCCTCAAACAATCGCAATGTCTCGGAGTCCTTTATTGTACGCTCATGTAATATCTCTACTCTATCCATTAATTTATCTATTGTCTTATCAATCTCCTCCAGCCTCCTGTAGATTGCAACATGCTGATCCACATTAGCCCGCTCGCTAGCCTGTATTTTCTCATGCAGCGCGGTTAGTTCCTTAGTAGCTGCACTTAGCCTAGCCAACACTCCTGCGTGTCCTTCCTCACTAGCATGAGCCTCAATAACCCTCCTAACATTAGCAACCTCAGATTGCCACCAACTGAAGCCAGTATACAGAGCACTGGCTGATACCATTATAAGACCTATAACCGGCAGGGAGACGCTCGAAGTGCTACCATTCTTTTCCTCTATCATCCCGACTTACTTGTAGATATCCCCAACACTGCCAATAGCAGTCTTGGTCCTCTCTGCCTTTATTTGGCCTATGATGCCAGACATATTTCTCCTTGTCATTAGCACACCACGCTGCCTTTCTCGGTCCATTATCGCCTTCACCGCGGACCAATTCTGTCCCTCTATCGCTGACTTCAGTTGATCTCTAGTTCTGTAGTAATCAGCCTTCAAGGCAGGGCGCAGGCCCAGGATTCTGGCTAGCATCTGCTGGTTGTTCAACTTCATAATAGGCTCACCGCCCGGCAATGTAACAAGACCTCCTTGTGAATATGCCTTAGCCGTCTCGGCTATATTACCAACCTCGGGCACGGCTGCTCTGATACCGGCTCTAATAGCACGGGGACTAGTCCATCCCTCTTTACTAGCTGCATCCACAACACCCAAAGCCCCGCCGAAGGTCGGGCCTAGTACCATTGACATTACATCCGTGGCCCCAAAGCTACGGGGCATGTTAAAAGGCTCCACTCCCGCTGTCACGTCAATCGGGGGCATATCTAGCCCCGCTGTTCGCAGCGCCCAAGCCGCTCCATTAACATCAGGCAATGGCGGTAATCCATTCTTCAAGAACGTATGATTAACAGCCTCGAAGAATGGCAGTCCCATTGGCCCCGCTACTGCTACCAGCGCCCCCATTGCCCTAGCAAAACCAGCCGGGTCGTGCTTTGCCAAGCTGAATAATAGTGTCCCGTAGCCAACCCTATAAGACTGGAACTGCCCCCAAACCCGCCTAAGTGCCCCTCCTGCAAAGGCTAGTGGCTTCCCCTCCTTTGTTAGAATAAACTGGGTCGCATCCACCACCGCTCTGGCATACCTATCCGCCATCAACTTCTTCGACATCCCATCTGTTATAAGGAAAGTCTTAACAATCTTCTGCGCCTGCTGGGGATTAAAGCCGGGTTGATATGCTTTAATACGGCCGGCCTCATAGGCCACGACTCTATTAAAAGCCTCGGTCCACTCTGCTAGTCTAGCAATCGGCCAATGCTTTAGCAAGGCATCTGTCTTAGTAGCCCCTAGACTCTCGGCCTCCATTAAGAACCGCTCGCCAGCTTCTCCCAAAGCCCCAGCCGCTCTAGCCCGCATCCACGCATTACCTACCCCCGACGTGCCCGCCTGTTTAATGCCTACCTTGCCGCTAGCCATTGCTATATAATCCGCCACAGCAGTAGCAAAGGCCCGGCCATATATCTTACCACCAACTAGCGGATACACCGTCAGCCCGGACTGCGTGAAGTTCACTAATGGAAAGCGCAATCCCATAAACAGCTTAGTAAACGCAGTGAACTTCATCCACTCCGACACAGCACGGCGGATGTTATTCTCGTCTAGATACTTCTCCCCTACTGACCTAACCCACGCCGGTAGGCTGGGCTTTGTAAAAGTAGCCGCGAGCTGCCGTATCCAAGTGTCTTCATTAAACCCCTTCACGCCCCGCTGTAGATTAATCCATTCAAATATATGACTCTGTAAGTCTACATCTAGCTTACCATATGCCTTGGCCTGATCCAACATAGCTCTGGCATTGTAGAACATATGATCCATGTATCTCTTATTCAGAGCGCCCCATATGTATTTAGTAGTAACACTAGCAAAGTCCTTAGAAAAGTTCTCATCTGGAAACTCTCTAGCCTCTGACAGCGGGCCGTAGTATTGCTTCCCCGGTAGATAGGAACCAAAGGTGTCCTTAGCATAAGTCCGGGCTACCTTCTGCTTCTCTAGCTTATCCAGCCGGGCCTGCGCTTTAGCAATAGCCTGTTGCCACTTAGCCTCACTAGCCGGGCTACCTCCCATTGCTATCATCTTCTCGGACTCAGCTATTGCCTCCCTCAATAGCTGACGCTCGCTAGCAATTTGCATATGAGGAAAGTATCCATTTTCATATGGTGAGAAAGTCTTGTAGTCATAAGAGGCGTCAAACTTCAGCATACCCTCGGTCTTTTCAGCTAGCGTCTGCCATAGTTTAGACGGGGCCGGCGTGATGCCTAGTTGAATGTCTCGGATTAGTTCTAAATCCGCCCCGGTTTCCTTTCTCCCTAATAGCCGCTGAATCCACAGCGCAGCCTTGGGATCATAGCCCCGCGTAATACGCCAGAGACGGTCCATGATCCAAGTCCTATATCTAAGAATTGCCTTCCCCATTCCCTCAGTTGGAGAATACCCTTCAGGTAGTTTATAATTACCATCCAGTCCTAGCTCTAGATTCTCTGCTACATGAATAGCCTCATCCCCCTTCTCAGCAATCTCTGGGAACTCCTCCATTATCCTATTCAGCTTCCGCTGGAGGGACGGGGCCAGCTTTAGCATCAGTCTATTTCTAGTACCAAGCGTAATATTGTAGAACTTATGAGCAAACTCATTCTGCGACATCCAACTAACAGGAAGCCTGTATTTAGCAAGGATACCTAGCCGACTGAGAGTATCAGCAGCCTCACCCGCTGCCCCGGTTCCTAGTACCTCATCAGCCGCCCCGTCGATCCCATACACTTCCTCCATAGACATCGGCCTACGCTGGACATTAGGAACCTCTTTCGGGGCTGCTTTGGGCTTGCCTATTGGGTCTAAATAAATAGCACCCTTCTCACTCCCTAGATATCCCTTTATATACTTCTCCCTGAACTCAGACTGTCGCAGCCACTCTGTTAGGATTCCCTTAGCTTGCGCTAGCAGGCTCTCTGTTTCCTCAACCGGGGCGTCGGCTAGCTTCTGTACCATCCGGGCTGCATCTTGGATATTACTAGCAATCCCAAAGGGCTTGTTATTGGCATCTATCATTAGCCAATTCTCATTACCCTGCGTGGGCCAAGCCCCCTTGCGTTCCTTAACAGTGATCTTCTTAATAGCCCCCTTGTAGCCGTCCGCGGTTTGGTCTAGATATCGAAAGCCAGCATCATCCTCTAGGGTCCAGCGATGCGAGATAATCTTCTTCAAGTCTAACTCAACAGGCTCCTTAGCTGATCGCAGCCCTATCTGAGAACTAGCTTCTGTAATACGGGGCTCTCTAACAATTGGCAGCTCATCTGGTTTGGGGACATAGATAAGATGTGTTAACTCCTCCCCGGTCTTGCCAATCCTAATTGGATGTGCTATAGATAAATTAACAAGCCGCCGTTCCTCGGCATCTGCGTTGGGAATAACAGCCCTAACAATCCGGGCTGACGGGCCTATTTCCTCCGCTAGCTTCTCAGCTTTACTACGATCAATAAACCAAGTATGGTCAAACCTAGCTTCCCTAGTACCCTTCCCCGCGGTTGTTATTCTATCAGCTTCTAGTTTCCTAATCTTCACCAGGGCGTCATCGGCGCTGCCACCGCTTAGTTCCTCAATAGCATTACCCGCCGCGTCCCTCACTAGCACGCCCTTCCTAGGACCCCGTAGTGATATGGTGTATTTAACAACACTAGCAGTATCTTCAGGGCCGCCTACTCCCCTCCCTAATAGACCTTCCTCAGTGGGTGCTATCGGCCTAACCTCAACACCCCAAATTTTATTACTAATCCTCTTACCAACCTTCACAACCGGCGCAACACCGGGCAAGCCTTTTGGATTAGTTCGCTCTACTTGATAAATAATAGTATGATTCGGAGGCGGGGCTGTCTCCCTTGTGTACTCAGTATCACCATACCGCATAGACCAACGCTCAGTATCAGCAACAGTGCTAATACGCTGCGCCACGCGCCTCTTAGCCTCCGGGGTCTTAGCAGCTAGCTGCTCCATCTTGCCCCGCAATTTAGCAAGATGCTCCTCTACCGCAGCCTTAGCCTCTGCTGCGGTATTATAATTACCTAGCTGCTCAATGTCCTTAGCCGCCTCTCCCTCCATATGCGGCCCCAACGCGGCCCATGTTCCATCATCATTAACCTTAATCTTCCCTGCATACAGGACCCTAGTAATCTCGGCCCCGCTATCAGGGTCAATATCAGTCTCCACGACGCGGCCTAGCCTTGTAGCTTTCCAGCCCTTGCCACTAGGCAACGCGGATTCCTGAATCCGGGCCTTTGCTACCTTTACTTTCTTAGCAACCCTAGCCGCCGCGCTTTCAGCACTGTCCTTGATAGCCTTTGCTACTTTCTCGGCTAGGCTAGCTGCTGTAACCTCGGGCTCTACCGCGGTTCCTACTGTCAGTGGATCACCGGGCTTCCAATCCGCGGGTAGTTCTTCCTTAGTTGCCTTCTTAAAAGCACCAGCCCGGCCTACCTCGAAGCCACCTTTTTCACTCGTAATAGGTGCTATTGCTGCCTCAACAAGATCCCTTAGCTTCTTAGAAACCTTCGGCTTCTTCCCAGCTTCCTTGTCCTTTAGATACTTATCCACCTGCCGGCCAAGAGCTTCTTCTTCCTTTGTTAGTCTATTAGTCTCATCCGCCACTTTCTCCGCGTTCCACTTAGCATCCAGCTCTGTTAGAATAGCATCCAGCTCATCATCTACAACACCAGCCGGCCTCGCCGCTGCGGGGTCTAGCAATGCTTCAGTAGGAATACCCTCAACACTAGCCTTGGAGACTCCTGTGTTGTAGATATCTAATGGGTCTGTTGTTGGATCATAGGGGGCTAATGGCTCACTAGGGCGATTCCAATTAGCAGGGTTCGTATCTGTTACAAAATTGCCATTATCAGTAATCCAGCCCCGCGTAACTGATTTAGGATCTACTTGCGCAGCCCTGATAGCCTCATCGTGCGATCTCCCATGATAAATATCTCCCTGAGATGTTTTAATAGCTGGACTTGTTATTCGCTCTGGTAGCCCCGATGGTGATGCTTTCTTCTTAACAACAGTAGTCCCTACATCCTTGGACTTCCCAAATGCCAGCTTTATATCATCATTAATTGCGTTTCTATTTGCAAAAATTAAATCAGTAAGTTCTTCTTCTGTTACTAGCCTTACATCTTCTGGAGTTCTTAGGCGAAGATCCTGTGTAGATCTAGTAATTTCCCAATCTAGCGCACCAATACGCTGCCGTGTTATTCCCATAGTTGGCTTAGGGATAAACGCCGCCGCGTCGGCCCTAGTTTTAATGAGTGGTATTTTATCAGTAGTCCCTACACTAACCTCCCCAACCGGCTGGGACGTTACCGGCGGGGTTTCTGAGGGTGGCCTGCGGCCTTCCTTGTTACCTTCCCTTTAACAGCATTTTTCTCTGCCTTCTTTAACTCTGCTAGCGCCTCGTCTACTTTCGTGGCTCCCTTTGCTGTTAGATTAGGAAGTTCACCAACCGCGGCGAGGGTAGTAGGATCAAGTTCACCATAGATAGTAAATTGCTCCGGGGCACCTTCCCCTATCGGGGTTGTTGCTGTCGTCGTGGTAGTTGTAGCCTCACTAGGTTTCTTCTTACTCTTATTCTTCCCGGTTGTCTTTTCAGTAGTAGGAGTAGTAGGAGCGGCCTTAGCCCCGACCTCGCTAGCTGCAGTCGTTACATCACCATGCAGTTCCTTCAGTAGCTTCTTCGAATTAGCTAGCTGCTGGCGCTCCGCCGGTGATACTGGCTCATTATCTGCTATCTTCTTAGTAATAGCAGTTATAACTTCTTTGTGCTTTGCATAAGCCGCTGCTTTTTCCTCTGGTGATAGTGGACTAATAACAGTAGGTTTAGCCTTTCCAGCGTTATTAAACTTCTCAACATATGCCTCTAGATCAGCTGGATCTATAGGTGATAATTTAGCCTTATTGCGTAGCTCTATCTTATATGCTACCCAATCACCATAAGATCCAGTCCAATTATCCGGGGCGGGGCCGAAGATATCTTGAACCGTCTGTGTAAGGTGGGCATCTGTATCTGTCATTGGGATAATATCAGGACTGCCCGCCGCGGCTAGTGCCTCATTAACCGCTGCCGGGGTCTTTAGCTTAAAGCGTTCCATTGTAGTACTAATGGGCTCGCCGTAGTACTTCGACAGATACTCGATAGCATTACTAAGATCCACCCGCTCATTGAAGCGGGGCTTATTGGCGAAGTGACTCCCAATAGCCGCCCCGATTCTACCTGTAGCTGCCCCAATAATACCACCCTCAATAGGCCCACCTTGCGCGTACCCATACAGGCCGCCCAAAGCACCGCCAACTAGCGTATCTTCAACCGCCCGCCGCTTTCTATTCAGGGCAATAAACTTCGCCGCTTTCTCCTTAGTCGCCACCGCTTCATCTAGCAATCCGCCAGCGGCCTTAGCACCCTTCTCAGCTTTAATAATAGCCAACGTATCATCGGGTAATCCTATCTTCGACAGCGCCCGCTTTGCTGCTAGTCCTCCAACAGCACCCCTAGTGCCAAATACCTTTGCCAGCATACTGCCCTCGGGGGCACCTGCTAGCAATGCCGCTGGAACAGTCCCGCCTACTATTTGTCCAGCAATACCACCAATAGACTCATCACCTATCAATGGAACACCTGCCGGAACACGCGGCCCTTTTGGAACCTCACTAGGCAAGTTCCAAAGATCCTCCCCGAAGTGGGTTGGGTAGCCGGCTAAATTAGCCCCGATGTCTACTAATGACCCAACCGGCGTCAGTGCTCCTGATACTGCACTAACAGCCCCGCGCCGTACCAGCGGAACCAGCCCCGACTCTTGCTGGCTAATAAACTTCGCCACATCCGGGGGCATTGTAATGCCACTGTTGAGCTTATCCTGTAGCTCATCAACAGCAGCGCCCCACTGTAATCCTTTAGCCTTAGCATAGGCCGCTACAAAATCTTCCGGGGTTGGCATCATTTATCTCCCATTCACTAATACGTACCAAGGCCAAAAGGAAGTGTTCCTTGACCATATTTACCAGGGCCAAAGGGGCCATTATTTCGCCAGTAGTTTAGCAGCGGGTCCCAGCCAGTACCACTATTAAGAGGAGGCTCTATAGATGGTACATAAACAGAATATGGCGAAGTAGAACTATAACCACCACTGAGGGGATCTTCGGTACTAGCACCAGGGCCGGATCTAAGAGAGCCTAGCCAATCATAGATACTATTAATACCATACCCCGGTGGGCTACTAGCACCAGCACCAGCTTCAGAGCTAGCGCCTCCTAGTTTATTAGACTCATATAGCTTCTTCAGCTCGTCTATTAGCCTCTGATCCGCGTCTGTTTGCACCGCGCCATTACCACCCGGCGGCGGCGGCGGAGTTCCCTGCAATTCAGCAGGCACCCCTAGATTAGTAGCAAGCCAATTAGCCAATCCCCTACTACGTTCCCTATTAGCAGTCAGCCTTTCATTAATCATTTTCCGATCAGCCATTAACTGCTTCATGGCCTCGGGGTCGGCCATATACAGGGGATTCTTAGCCAACTCATCTAGCTGCTTCAGCAAATCAGTATCAGTCCTAATATCAGCCTTAGCTTCTGCGAATAGCTGGCTAACCCCGGCAATCCTCTCACGCTTATCAGCAGCCCCTCCGCCACCCATTGCATTAATCCGGGCGTTCTCGGCCTCGATTTGCTTCTGCCGATACATCATATTAGTCAGCCCAGGCGGCTGCGGTGTATTGGCAAACTCACTAGGATCAATCCCCAGTGACTTCAGCACACCTATAGCATAAGGCACCCCGCCTTCTGCTACTAGACTTGTAAACGCCTGTGCTCTATCAAACTTAGCCTTCTCGCCGCGCTCCCGTTCCTCGGCTATTAGCTTGGCATAATTAATATCCTTATCCTCATGCATCGACAGGCCAAGACTAGCCGCGGCTTCTTCCTGCGGATTCAAGGCTCTAGGCTTCCCGGCCCCGCCAAAGATTCCATACGGCACTACCTGATTAGGAATCTGCCCTTCCCTATAAGCAATCCCGGTAGCACTCCGTAAATTATTAATAGCCCGGCGTTGTAGAGCATCACGGGCCAAATCAGCCCCGATGCTAACCCCCCGCCACGCCTCCCCACCTGGATGCTGCTTCAATAGTGCCATAACAACATCCATAATCGGGGTCAGGCTAGGCCCCAATGGACTGGTCGGATTCAGCGCGCTATATGTGCGGCTATTAGGATCTAACACTTCGGGAACTCGGGGCTCCCCAAGTGAGAATTGTGGATACTCCCTAGTCGTGTCAAAAATGCTTGCCATTAAAACAGTCCTCCCAATAGACCACCAATAATAGGAATCTGACCCCACGCATCCATCTCAGCTTGCTTCGCGCCAGTCTCAATTTGGTGCCTCTTTGCTCTATTACCTTCTTCACTAGCAAAAATATCAGCGGCGGATTGATAAGAATTCATTAACGCTTCCAGCAGCTTGCCATAATACTCTGGCATAGCCGCGGCTGCCTGTCTATAAGCTCCGTATGGAACAGTAGACATTTCCTGTCTGAGTAATCCTCTATCTCCGCCCCAGCTAGCCATCCGGCCCTGTGTACTAGTTTGACCTGGTGCTTTACTTAAAGCATCCGCGGTTCCACGTAGTGAGGCTAGGATAGGACTATTAGCAAAGGGATTCCCAGTTCCTAGCTGCGGGTCCATCATTCCAACTAGTCCCTGATTTAGCATATTCCTAGTCTGGATAATGGGCTGATACCACACGGGGTGGTCAGCTGAGTATTTGTACTGAGTACTGGGCTTGAAAAGAAATGGAGTATCATACACCCCGGGCCCGGCATAGCGGTTAGTATTATCAACCATTAATACATCCTTTCCATACCCAGTAGTTGTCTAACAGTAGGATCAACAACATAGTTATCTGGTCCCAGTCCGCCAAAGCCAGCCTTGCTAACATTAATCGGGGTGGAGCTATATTGCTGTGGATTATTAAGAATAGTACCTAGCGCCCCGAAGTTACCAGTTCCAATGGCATTACCGATCAAAGCACCTTGGCCCATGCTAGTTAATCCACCTACACCCATAGCACCCATAGCACCGCCTCCCAGCGTTGCCAATAACCCGACTCCACTTCCTATTGTAGACAGTAGCTTATTAAACGACAACGCATCTTCAGCCGCTTTAGCTTGCTGGGCACCCAAGACACCTGAGTTAACAGTATCACGAAATTTAATATCACCTGATATAATACCTTGCATTGCCTGCAACAAGGCTTGCTTGCGGGCAACTTCACCCTGCTGGGCTCCATACTCAGCACTCATTACATCATTTCCATATCCTTTCCAGAGTGCTCTGTTGGTTAAATCCATAGCCCCACTGCCTTGCAGACCTCGGCTATACATGGAGGACATAGCCTTTTGGCGCATTGAATCCATATTCCGGGCTGCGGTGTCAACCCCACCTGCGGCATTAACACCAGCAAGTCCCGGCCCATTGTATTGCTCCAAAACACTCAACAGGGCTCTATTCCGCAGCCCCGCCGCCGAGCCGGGCAAGCCTAGTATTTGCTCCCTAGTATGCCCACCAGCAGGATTCCACGGCTGCGGGAGCCAATTCATATCAGCCTGATACGGCCGCTGGGTTAGGCTATTAAAATCACCAAATAGGCTTGCCATACTAGCGCCTCTCTCCCATGTCTATATAGTCTACCTGCATATTACTAAGCTCGGCCCCGGTTGCGGAAGTATTCGTCAACCTTAGCTTAATTCGATTCCCTATTACCCCCAATGGGTTCTTATAAAGTAACGTATAAGGTACCACAGGTTGCCAATCAAATTTGTCAGTCTTATATTCCAAAACCCAATCATCAATCGTGCCCTCTACTCTTAAATACTTAAACAGCTTCCTATTAGGCAACTTATCAATAGGCAACCACTGCGTCTCAGCCACGGCTGCGGTATCAGTATCTTCTGCAAATAACCTATACACTGCGCCTGTGTTACAGAGTGTAAAGCAAGAGGCTAGGATGATCTTATTATTAGCCCGATCCTCTACTTCAGCCATTGTATTAACAGACCAAAAGGTTTCAAATGGATTGTAGATACTAAAAGGATGCTCCCGGCCTAGCTGGATCATGATAATCTTAGACTTAGCCTCGGACTGATCTATATATGCTATAAGAGCAGCTTGCTGGGAACTAAAGTATGCCGTACAGATATATTGCAGTTGGAGTCCATAGATAGCGCTAGTTATATCAATGATCTCTCGCCCAATAACAGAGATAGAATCACCCGACCATAGGCTAAGTCCGGGCTGGCTAAAAGTTATCAACCCAGTCGGGGTCTCTAGCACTCCCCTCTTAGCAACAATACCCGAGGCTTGCTGAATTGGAAGAATTGTAAAGTCACTAAAATCCACCCCGACCAGCCTAACCGCCGAGCGATCCTTTAGTATCAGTAATTGATCCGCCTGTGCCTTCAGGGAAACAATGTCATCATAACTATCACTATCTACTACAATGTAATTATCAGAGGGCCAGCTCCAAAACTCACCAGGCTTGCTGAAATTCAACTTGGCCCGTATATCCTTATCAACGATCCACAATCGACCGCGATAGCTAGTCCCCCACCTAGCTAACGGAGGTGGATCATTAGCCCCATAATAAGGTGCCGGTGTTACTAGCAAGCTATCCGGGGTCATGAAGCTTTCGGCTATATTCCCAGTGGCCGGATCGGTTGGGTCGTCGAAGCCGACTAATGTAACATCAGTTGGCTCGCCGCTGGCTACGTTATAAACTGAGCTAACAAAGTATTCATCTGTATTAGCATCCTCGGGCCGACTAACCCCATCCATTACATTAAACGGGGCATCGAAGATTGGCATAGCCCCATCTGCATCTGGCCCGTACCACTTATTCTCAGCGGGGCTATGCGCGGCCACGTTAGTACATAGATACAGCTCGCTACCCCCATCACGAGTAGCATATAGCTTGAAGTGTGTATAATTACCTACAGGCCAAATATGCAATAAACACATCACCCAGCCAACAAAAGGATAATTCGGCTGCTGTGGAATACTATTAGGGCCAATTGTATTAGTCCATCTCTTTGTAAGATCCTGGCTGCGATAATCCGAATCTGTGGTAGGACTAGTCTCGTGCTTTGTGATAGGATTGTAGAATGTAATAGCATACTTCCTATGCACCACAATCCCTTGGCCCCGTTGTTCGTCATTAGTATAAGCTACATAATTAACCCCTAGCATTAACCCTAACCAGCCGTGGCCAGTATTAGATATACCATGTCCTACTCTCTCAATAACACTCTCCCCATCCCAGGCCCACATATAACCATCAACATCATTAACAATAATCCAATTAACCAACTTCTCCGGCCCGCCACTGACAACCGTGGCCTGCTGAATAGCATACCAAGCCTCAAATGGCAATGTCACACCGAAAGTATCCAGTAGTAGGTTATTCTCAATATCATAAATACTACCATCTTGGGCCAGGCCGATGATCTTAGAATCATCCGCCGGGGTGCGGCGGTAGTTAAAAATAGCCACAAAAGGAGAACTGAAGAATGTATCCTCATCAGGATACTGTACTAGTCCCTTGGTCTTCCTAATCGCCCCCGGCAAATACAGATCAAAATTCTCCAACTGTTCCCATGTATTAACAGGCCGACCTATATCACTAGTGCTGTTATCAATACCCTCGAACCCACCTAGGACTAGGCTTGCTGGAGTTGCTTTATTCATGACAGCCTCTTTATCAATTGCGCCCGGACACCATTGTTAATCAGCTTCCTAATAGCCTGCTCTGTGCTGTCATTAGCTGTTACAAGATCATCCTTTGTAGCCATTCTACTAGCAATACGGGTAGCTAATTCAGATACTAGATCCCTAACCTCTACAACCAACTGCTGTGTACCAGCAAGCACAGCAACGGGACCCAAACTATCAAGCTCAGTAGCCATAAGATCAAAGTAGTAAAATCCGCCACTAATCTCATGCGCTGGGTCATCTGTTGCGACTTGGAAGGCTGCTCCATTCTTGCTAATCTGCGGATGGATTGTCTGCCCGGCAGTGCCAGTATAAAAAACAATCCTGGTTCGAGTTCTCCTCTCTACAATTCCAGCAAAATCCATACCTAGCTACTCCCAAAAGTACGGCATAGGATAACTACGTCGCGACATAGTTGCTATTGGCGTAGGAGTGACAGTCGCACAGATAATTCGCCGTGTGCCTGTCGGGGTGCTAGTGATAGTAGGAGAGGGCGACCTGGTTCTAGTCGGTGTACGAGTTCTAGTCGGTGAGGGAGTCGGGGCTAGGTCACAGTATTGAATAGTGATCCGCTCGACATCTACATCAGCACTAGCCGTTTCGACTGTAGAATACGCTGTCATAGCAAAGCCGAAACTATTATCATTAACACCATTCGGATTCAGCGCGAGACCCCAAGTACCTAAATTATTATATGTCCTAGCAGCAAAAGTCCAAACTCGCCCGTCTGCCGCATTACTAGGCGATAGCTGCTGTGTCGCTCCCACAAGATTAGCCGAATTTTCAAATATAGTTCCTAATGGTCCACGTTCCCTCTGTTCGGTAACTCTAACATCCTGAATTACTGCTGTATTAGGAATAGCAAAACCGTAGTGATGACAATAGAGGTACTCGCTAATAGCTTTTCCAGAACCTTCATCTGGCGTGCTAAAAGTAACCCTAGCTACCAAGGTATCATCCGGGGCTATTGCCCCACCTGGACCATCCCAAGCATCATAAGTTTGAGCTAGTGGAGTTGGATACCAAGTAGTTACGCTCTCGCAAATACTCGGATCTTCCGTAACCGTATACACACTACCGAAGCAAGTCGGCGTGCGGGTAGGAGTTAAAGTCACACTAGGAGTAACAGTTCTTGTTGGTGTTTGAGTCTTTGTAGGTGTATCTCCAGGAGTAAAAGTCTCACAGTGAGCCTGTATCGTAGCCGTAGGTTCGGGGGTAAATGTCTCACAATGTGGCATAACTGTTGGAACAGGTGTCATCGTCGCCGTCGGCAAAGTCTGTTGCTGATAGGTTGTAAGCCATCTATAAGTACCCATTGGAGATACCAGATTATCTGTAAATCCGCCCCCACCCCCGATGTTTAAGTACTCTATAGTAGGATCAGCTGCATTGCAATGATTTGCAGCCATTTGCAGTGCAGTTGGAAGGCTAGAATATGCCAATGCTGTTAAAATCCACTCATTTCCAACTGACCAGCGGCCATTATCATATGTTCCTGAACCCCAACCACCACCGTAGGCCCAGTTGCCCAGGCTTTGCTTAAAGAAACCTGTGCCAGCTTCGTAAGTACCAAAATTATTCACTAAGTGCTGGCTAATTAGCGCCTTCTGTTCATTAGTTGCCAGATCTAAATATAGAGCATACGCCGATCCCATAGTGTCTATCTGAGCGTTCTGAACCGTAGCCGAAAGAAACATCCCAACTAGCGGACTCCAGAGAAGTTGGATGTTAGTAGCTATAGTGTCAGCATAGCCTTGAAACAGTGCTTGATTCGCGGCATCTCCAGCAACGCCATAGAGATACGCCATATCAACACTGGCCTTATAATAAAATAGCGAACCAATTAAAATATCTCCAGTAGAATCTAAAGCCTCTTGGAAGCCCCAGTACTTCCATTTATCGTAGTTATTTATAGTAACCAAGCCAGTAAATGGATTTCGTGGCACTGCCTGTAGAGCCGTCTTCAACTTCGCCGCATCAGCCTGGAATTGGCTAATGTTGCTAGTTTTCTCGTAGTACAGCCGCTCCATCATCGGCAGGAAAAACTGTGCATCGCCAGTAGCATGACCTTCCGTAGCGCAGGTTCCTAGCGGATAATGTGGATCCCAAGCTGAGCAGTAGCTAACTACAGCTCCATTACCATCAATAGCCATTGGAAATTGGCCATCGAATCTGGGAACGGCTATGTTTTTCTGTATAGTAGGCAGTATCTCCGCAGCCGTAAAGCACTCTGGGCAGCCGCTAAAGGCAAACCATGTATCGGAAGCATAGCTATTTACATAACCTGGGGCCGCGCTCCAATATTCTCCTCCTCCTACAAAGGTATGTCTATTTACGGAGATAACCTCATCTACATACCCTCTCATGCACGCTTTTAAGGCTCCAACTGTACCATAGGGAAGTGGAGTATTAGTTGGCGTTGGAGTATTGGTTGGAGTATTAGTGGGCGTTCTTGTTGGGGTATTAGTTGGTGTAATTGTTGGTGTGTTAGTTGGTATAATTGTTGGCGTCTGAGTTGGCGTGTTTGTGGGAGTATCCGTCGGCGTTATCGTAGGCGTGACGGTCGGGGTGTCGGTGGGCGTTGGGGTCGGCGCTTCTTCGCTATCAAATGTCAGAAAACAGCTATTCGTAACAGGATCAGTCCCGCTATTACAATTATGCCTCTGGCTGTTGTAATCAGCGAGAATCCAATAATCCGACCGCAGAACGGTGCTATAGCGTGCCTCATCGACGAGGCCATTGTAGTAATTCGTCCCCTGTCCCCGCCGGGCGATATAGAGATCCGTCACTGCATTGTTCAACCCCGAACTCGTCGATTGCGACTCATACGCGCCATTCACGTAAATACGCTGACCTCGTACGGTATTGGTATGCAGACTCGTCAGGAATACCCACACGCCTGTCGATACAGTCGTCGTGCTCAACGCAGCCTGCTCGCCCCCATTGAATGCGGCGAATTTATTGCCCGAACTCGTCAAGAATCCCAGGTGTGTCCCAGACGTGGCTGTATTCCCGTAGCTGATTGCGTAGGTATCATGTGCGAATGTCGTCACGTTGACCCATGCGCTCATCGTCACACGGGTCGATTGTGGTTCGTTGGGGTCTGTCACGACAATATCCTGGCTCGACGCCGACGCAAACGAGCCCGCCCCGTTCAGCATACCCGCCGCGGCTGTTGGCGTATTTTCCAACGTCCCATTATTCGCTGGACTCGTTGAGTCCGCACCGGACAATGTGCTCGCCGTCCCCATATGCCAGACGCCGACGAAACTACTGTCCCATACATTTGTAGGATCGCGTGTATCCGTCGCTGAGCCATTGCCATAATACATCCAGACCCATCCGCCGGACGTAGGAATAAAATACGGCGCCTTGACCCAATAATGGTTTATCTCGCCAGATGTCCTGGTACATGCGGCGGCTCCGCCTTCCTGCTGCATCTTGAGCTGTGTCGTCTGGTCGTCAGCGTAGAACACAATGTCGTCGCAATCACTCTGGATCGCGTCGCAATCGATGTTCGTTCCACATTTCAGTGGGAGATACACCGGGTAGTTCGTGACTGAACTATTGGGAATGCGGCTGGCCTTGCTCCCATCGTCCGCACCGCCGTCAAACAAAATCTTTCGGCGCTTCCCATAACTCGCGTCTGCCCACGCCGTGCTCGATGTCGTCGTCGTCACTATAAGCTGCGGCGCGGTGAGTGAGGCATCTTCAACAGCGGCGGCAATGAGCACATTGGTGGACGCTGCCGCAGCACCGGATATAAAGCACCGGAGCCGAGTCGTCCCCCCTGTGGCGATGCCCGACGTGTCGGTGATAGGAATGTCATTGCTCGCGGCGGCCGTTAAGTACACCAATGGGACACGCAGGATCGGGGAGCTGGGTTTCGTTGCGGTCCAGTCCGTATCATCGCATGTGCCGCCCCAGTCGAAATACTCACAGATGAAATCCCGATCATTGTTGTTGTCTATGGCGCCCGTCAATCGAAGCCGCAATGCGGCACCTGTTATTGTCGCACTGCTAATGTAGCTCGTGTCCCACTGGAGCAACATTTCCGTGCCATTGTCGGGAGATTCCTGCGCCAACACATCCGACGTACCATCCGACCCAATGTCCACGCTGTTGTAACAGGTCTTTGGGCCTGCATGAGGATAGCCACCGGTAGCATCAACCGCGGCATCGTCGTTGCTCGACGATGTGCATGTCGTACCGTCGCAGAAGGTCAGTGTAGCTCCTAATGCAACTGAATAATTAGCTAATATAGCTATAAAAACTAGCCACAAAAGTCTAAACATAACATCTCGGGGAGGCTGCATCTGTTTCATATAATTTCTCCTCCCCAAGGCTTATTGGACACAGTGCGCGTTAGCTACATAATCACATGCAGGAGTACTAGGTGGAAGTGTTGGACAAATAGGAGTCCCGGCTACTTCTATTGGCGCAACACAAGCTCCACTAGGGCAATCACAGCAGCCAACTGGGGGAGTAGGTGTAGCCGTTGGTGTAGGAGTATTTGTAGGCGTATTAGTAAACGTAGGAGTAACTGTAGCTGTAGAGGTAATTGTAGCCGTAGAAGTAATTGTAGGTGTAGCTATAATAGCCTCAGTTTGATAGGTAAGAAAACATGACGTGGAGCAATCTTCCCGGCTTGAATCATACTCAGCTTTTAGCCACACTGCGCTACGTTCAATATCACTAACACGAACCTCATCAGCAGTACCAGTGAACCAAGCTAGAGAACCTGGTTCTACAGAACCAGCAGGGAGAGATCCTACTGTAAAAGGCTGAGTAGTATTCGTATTTATAGTTGTCCCAGTGCAGGTAGTAGCCTTTAACTCCCCGTCAAAATAAGCCTTAGACTGACTCACAAGAGTAGAGCCTGATGGAAAGGTAGTAGCTATGTAATGCCAATTAGTATCATAAGTCCATGGAAAATTACAGGCAACCGCAGTAGCTTCAGGAGCATAGATGAGATTAGAGCTATAACCAATTGCCCAACGCTGGCCAGTATCATTAGCTCCGTAGCCTACGATAGACACCCCGTTATTAGCCCCAAATTTTGCCCAAACGGAGAGAGTTCTTGCCGAAGCACCGCTCGGCAATCCAGTAGCAGGGCTGCGGGTAACTGATTTATTCAGCATTGTACTCGCGCCACCATCAATCTTTCCCGTAGTAGCCGTCGCTGATATAGAAGTAGCATCATAAGAATTCGACGTTGAATCAAATGCAGTCTGCACAGTTCCGTCTGGTAGATGCCATACAAGTTTATAATTACTATCCCAGACATTTTCTGGATCTTGTGTATCAACAGCCGCTGGAGATCCCCAATATACCCAAATATGTGAAGGCGTACCTCCTCCTCCGCTGTCAATACAAATTCCACCTCCAGTACAATCTGCACTAGAAGCACAAATTAAGCCATCTCTAGCCCCGCCATCGCACTCCCCGATATCAATACTAGGTATCTTTACCCAATAATCGTTCGTCTCTCCCGCAACCCTAGTACAGCTTTTTTCCCGCTCAAATTTTAACTGCGTAGCTTGATCCTCTGCGTAAAATATAATATCATTACATGAAGGCAAAACATTGTCGCAGTCGATATTAGTCCCGCACTTCAAGGCAACACGCATGGGAAAATTAGTCAAATCAGCCGTTGGAAGGCAGTTCAAACCACACTCGCCACCATCAACGTCAATCCTAGTTCGATATTGGTACGCGACGTTAGCCCATGTAAGATCCTCTGTCGCAGCTATCGCGGGCGGGCTGGCAGCAGCTATAATAACTGCACACAGAACTATATTGTAATACCTCTGCCTCATCATATCATCCTTTCAATATCCGCATGCAATAGCTACGTTTAATTTCCATATACTTCTAAACACACTGCCCCGCTCACTGTGGTACATCCTTCGGGACAGACCCCGTTATTATCTTCAGCACTACTACAGGAACTCTCCCCACAATCGCAACAAACAAGATATCCTGGTCGATGCGTTGGAGTAAATGTAGGGTACGCTGTTCCAGTAGGTCTAGTAGTAGGAGTACTGGTATGCGTCTTAGTCGGGGTGCGAGTAATAGTCGGGGTGCTAGTCGGTGTATTACCTGTAGGAGTACTAGTCGGGGTACGAGTGGTAGTAGGTGTTCGAGTAATAGTCGGCGTGGCAGGTGTAGTGACTACGCATACGTTAACATTCCCTCGCGCTGTGTGGGTAGCACCAAGAGAGTAATCATACGCATCCGGGCAAGCGGCATTAGGTACATTATGCACCGCGGATGCAGAATATCCATATAACAAACAGCTATAACCAGTAGGCGTAGCCGGCGGAGTAGGATAAGGCCACGGATGCGGATCTAGGCAATAGCTAAAATTACCACTAGCTACATACATCCAACAACAACCAGCCGCGTTCACGGTAGGTGTTGGTGTCATCGTAGTCGAGGGTGTCCTCGTAGCCGTGTCTAATACAAGCGGCTCAGTCGGGCCTTCTTCTGCCGTAGGTGTAGCTGTAGCCGTGTCCTCTGGTGTGTTAGTAATAGTCGCCGTCGGTGTAACAGTAGGTGTATCTGTAACCGTAGCCGTCGGCGTCTCGGTAGGTGTTTCTGTAGGGGTATCAGTAATAGTAGCCGTAGGTGTAACGGTTGGAGTATCCGTCGGGGTATAGGTAAATTCCAACGTCGGCGTTACTGTAGGAGTCTCTGTGCTAGTTGGGGTATTTGTGTGTGTGCGTGTAGGAGTATTTGTAGCCGTTCGCGTAGCCGTGCGAGTATTTGTAGGTGTATTAGTCGGTGTATTTGTAGGTGTATTCGTGGGTGTATTCGTACTCGTAGGTGTACTTGTAGCTGTAGGAGTGAACTCAGTGCTCTCGATAGTTAAATAATCCAATGCAAGTTCATGTGTAGAGCTACCGCTGGTTGTATGGTAGAACTGTACTTTAACTTGCCCGCCATCAATCCAGTCCGTGTTAGTTACGTCAAAATCATAATCTGTTTCTACAATACCCGAGGGGATGTCCTTAGTAGTCCCATTCACATCCACCCAGGCCGCGCTGCTATAATTCCAGACCCGGACCTCAACGCTATGGCCTACGTTGCCATTATAATAACCATTAACATGAAAAGTACGCGTAGCTAGCTCAGGCACGCTATCAAATGTACATTCTACATTAAATCCCGGCGTGCCGGTGTGCTCGCCAATGATATAAAGAACCGAATTATCCGTCTTGGTATCATTATAGCCCCCGCCATCCAAATCGCCTGTGATAATAGTACAATCCGTGACAGTTGTACTACCGGCGAAAGCCGGGCTAGCGATTAGAAAAAGGGCTAGTAGTAAAAGCCACATGCTAGCCCCCTTTCTAATTACGCAAGAATTCTAGCCTAGTATCATACAAGCGAATATGCTCTACCTCATTTATCGCATCCTGGAAAGCGGGGTAGAGCTTCAAGACCACCACATCATTCGCTTCCCAAGTAGTGCTAAAAGATGTGCTATCTAGGCTAGTATCAGAGCGATTATTTTCGCCAGTGCTGGGATCAGTGAACTTCTGTAAATTGGTTCCATCCGGGCTGCAAGGAATATCACTCTCGTCATAAGTACACCAATCTACATACCATCTAACCTTAGCCCCGACTGGGCTATTAGGATGAATTGATACATAGCTAATCAACAGCGAACTAAACGTCAACGAATAGCTCGGCATTACAAAACTATACCGAATACCATCCTGCGTGGGCAAGTGGTCATGCGTTAACGTAACATAGCATGGCGTACTAGTCGCCGGGCAGGTCAATGCCGCGCTACCTTCTAGCACATACATTTCCGCCGTGCGACTAATACTAACCGTCTTAACACCTTCACCTAGTCCAACACCACAGCGAGCATAATACCGCCGCATCAATCCCTGTCCTTGGACAGTGAAAATATAAGTACCAGGATTGGTAAATACCTGCAACACTCCGCTGGTTGGCACTGTGTTATCATATACCATAGAACCCGCGGCGTCCCAAAACAGACTAGTAGCAGGAACCCCAGCCGTTGTCGTAATAGCAACAGTGGCATTAGGAATAGGCCGGCCCTGTGTACCAACAATAGTAACCGGGTCGCAAGGAACGTAGGTCAACGCCCCAGCAGGCCCGGCTATTAGAAGAAGAATTAACAATATCCACATTAGAACCTCCCCTTTATAGGGAATCTGTCTGCCATAAGCCACCGCACCGACGGGGCTATGTGCATCCGGCCCGCAATCTGTAGCCTAGCCTCCCATTTCTGTTGGTCTAGTCTAAGTTGCTGAGTATCCAGATCACCCCGGCGACTAGCCGCGGCAATGGCAGCGTCCAATATAATCAGCTCTTGCAATAGCCTGGCATACTGAGTCTCGATTGTATCCTCATCATTCACTAACGGCTGGGACCACTTTATATATTCAATCAAAATGCCGCCAGGATTATCCACAGTCGGGGATTCATTCAGTATAAATCCTCCAACAATAAACCGATAACTGGGGCCAAGGGTCATAATGCTACTAACAAAAGCAGAACTATCCCCCTCCTCCACCTGATACATAAACAGCCGCTCGCTGCGAGGAACTTGCATTATTGTAACATCAGAATTCTTCCACCACATTCCCCTTACAAAAGCACAATCTGTTGGTAGCTGATATTCAACAATGTCCTTCTTTACATCTATCACTTCCTCATCCGCGAAGGCCAGCTCATTATTATTCACTAGATCCAGCATCCTCGCGGTGAGTGCTTCATTCAGCAACCTATCTATCAGTGCCTTTGTATAAAGGGGATCTATCCGGTAGCTTGCGCTCTGTTCACCACTATCAGAGTCAACACTGGCCGGATAGATCGCAGCCAGATTTTCCCACACCGCGGTACGCATCTGTGCCAATGACAGCCTGCCTATCTCATCAATCTGGCTATAGTCTAACATCACTACCCCGCTATATCATGCCAAAGAACATACCCTATTAGTACAACTGCCATAAAGGCGAAATACATATCACCCCCTATTAGCGTATTGCATTAGTATAAACAGTCCTATCTGTCCCATCGGGGCAGCGTAGATGTAGCTCATAGATAGGATTCCCGACTGTGCCGTCTGTAAGAGCATACAACACGCAACGACAGAGATCCGCTTCCCTAATAACAGCCGGGGCGTAGCTAGCATTAACACAGGCTTGCCAATTCTCGGGCATGTCTAAAACATCTATAGCATTACCATACTTAAACAGCGTAATCTCTTGCGCCGTGACATGCGTGTAGGTCTTATTGGTGATTCCCTTATTATCCAAGATAGTAATAGGAGTATTTTCTGGAATAGCCCAACTAGCTAGTGGAAGCAACAGGAAGATAGCAATTACTAATTTTCTCATGCTTCCTCCTTAAGACGGATTTTCGTTGGTATAAATAACGTGATCCGCGCCTTCCGGGCAGCGCATGTGCAATTCAAATACTCCACTAGCATTAGTGATTGTGTACAAAACACAGCGACACTTCTCCAAGTTCCTCGGAGCATAGCTAGCTGCTACACAATCATCTGAATACCGCGGACGATCCAACACACCAGCGAGACTAGCATCCTTAAACAGTGTCACTTCCAACGCCGTAACGTGGGTATAGGCTTTATTTGTAATACCCTCGTTCTTGAAGATCGGCGTATTGGTAGCCGTAGGCGTGCTAGTGGGCGTATTGGTGCTAGTAGGCGTGCTAGTCGCTGTGTTAGTAGGCGTGCGGGTGGGCGTACTAGTAGGTGTATTAGTAACAGTCGCCGTAGGCGTTTCAGTCGGTGTATCAGTTGGCGTAGTAGTCTGTGCAAAGCTAGTACCCGCGATCAACAAGATTCCCAGAAATACTGGGAGTGTATTACCAATAGCCCTTCGCATAGTAGCAATACCAAACGCGGCCAGGACGCCATAAAATGCATTTGCCTGGGCCTCGGTGATAATCCCTGCTAGTTGAAGGGCTGTGGTAATTCCTGTCAACGCGGCTACAATATAAGTACCGTAGCCACGCATAAAATCATTCATCCCCGAATCCTCCACTTAGGGTCCATTTCTTATACAGGGACCATACGTTCTTGAACCAATTACTATTAAGATTGCTTGGGTCATTATCGGCCCCGACCGGGCAGTAGCGGCGTTGAATATAACCAATAAACCTATCCCCGTAGGCAATTCTCTTACCTAGCTTAGTAAAAGGATTCCTGGTATAGTCAAGCATATAGTTCCTGATAATCCTACAACAGGCTTCTAGCTGCTTGTTATAATCATCCGCCGCTGTGAGCATGACACCATACTCACGCCCCGCCCGGCCTGCTTCTGATACCCTAATTGCGGCTATCAGATAAGGATCAAGCCCGTAGTCTCTAGCTACGGGCTCAATCTGAGGCCATTCTGAGTGTAGGTCTATTGACATGATGCTAACTCCTACGGTCCAGGTATGATATATACTTGCACGTCTCCACTAAAAGCGTCATTGGTAGAGAATCTAATACGCTCCGCGGCTTTAGAAAAGGTCTGAAGGCCAGTGCTAGTGTATTCGGTATCTACTACAAAATCATTACCCTTAGCAGTACCACTAACCTCCAGATTCACCTTACCTGCGCTTAGAGTCCCCGTGATAAACACACCGAGCCGGCCATAATGTGAACCGGCCCCGGTTGGACGAACATTCACAGCATCTCCTGTTACTTCCGCTGTGTCGGTATCTAGCATCTTCAGGCCCATAACGGCCCCCTTTATGCAGGCAAGCTAGCGTAAGTACCGATCCAGTGGGAGAAGCCGTAGGAAAAGGCCATCGCGGCCTGGACCCAATTCATACGGGTCTTATCATCAAAGAACTCCCGCACATCGAAGGCTTCCCGATTAAAGCTCTTGAGCTTATGCTGGGACTTATCGGCCAGGATGTAGAAGTTATTAGTGTCCGTCAGGTAGTCATAGACGAACTCCGTCAGGGCACCCTTGATGACGTTATCTGCTCGATTAGCCGTATCAGGTCGGCCAGCACTTTGCAGAATTTCCTTCGCATTGTATTCCTCATCCGGCGGCACTACGAGCCGGGTAGGTTTCAACATGCGCTTGCGGACGCCCGTATCGTCGTAGAACTTCCTAAAGGCTGTCAGGCAAAGCCGCAGACTAAGCACTGACAAGGTGCCGGCGGGGCTGAGGATATTACTCTGCGTCCCACCCCGGATATTCGGATGGTTACTAGCAAACAACGCCACCCCATCGGGGCCGGTCGTATTGCTATTAAACACATCCGCGTGCAGGATTTCCTTGGTCTGTCTAGCAGAGAAACCAAGATCCGGCGCACGCTCACGCCAGAAACCGCTCTTATCATCGCGCCGCACTTGATGACTAGCCCCAATGCTAAGGGTGTAATCTTC